GTGAGGTTTTTGCAGATATAATGGTTCAGCCGTATGTGCTTGAACCTGGGCCGTATGTTCAGGAATACGGATATGTTAAAATTCGTACGTTTGCTCCTGATGGAAGTTACGTTGAAGGTATTCGCATAATGTTTGTTGGATATCGCACGGATGGGGGGATGTACATGACCGTGAGCCCGTGCAGTGCGATGTTCGCGGCAGGTTCCCAGTGTTGTGTTTGGGGGTATGCAAAGTTTGGATCTGTGTGGTATTGTGGTTCTGGTGCTGTTACAGTTGTTGCACGCGAATCTCGCGAGTGTGATGTTTATTTAACAGAATCGGTTGAGAATGATTATGATTTGTACATTGTGTCTGAAGCCCGTGCAGATGATGGTACTGAAGGGTATGTAAAAATTCACGGGCTTCCGACAGAACTGATGTATATGGGGTATTCTGTTGGTGGGGAATTTGGAATGATGGGGGTGGTTGCGTTAAACAGTGTTGTAACCGGGTCTTTGCAACGTGCCCGCGGGGCTATCGGGACAATGCTTGATGTGATTGAACTGACGCTTGGGAGTGGTGGGGCAAAAGGAATTACGAAGATCCCTGCTACGGTTAAAATGTCCGGGTTTTTACGCCGGGAGATTGAGGTTGTTGGAGGCAGGATTGTTGAGCGGTATGTTGAGGATGCAAAATATGGGAAATATATGGTTAAGACCGCCAGGGGGTGGATTGATGTTGAAGTGGCGGTTGAAGAAATTCAGAAAAAGATAGAACAGGACCCGCTTCGTAAGGCGGCGCTGTTTGTGTTTAAGTATATTAAGGGGTCGTGGCAGCATGAAGGAGGGCCGGTTTCTAAGGGGAATGGAATTAATTATGGCGTTGCTGTGTTTGAGTTTTTAAATAATATTGAGCCGGAAGTAAAGGAAGAAGAGGAGGAGGAGAAGGAAGAAGAATCGATCCCCCCGCCAAAAATACCAAAGATTCCAAAACCGAACCCTACCCCGAATCCAGTTCCAAACCCAACCCCAGGCCCAGGACTTCCTATATTAGTTGATCCATGTTATTTTACAATTACTCCTGCGTATTTTGATGATAATGAGGTTTCTCCCCCGCCTGTGGTTCCGGTTGATCCGCCAGACCCGGGGCCAATTCCTCCACCGGAAGAAGAGGATGAATATGTGACATATTCGTTTAAGAGTCAGGGTGGGATTATTAGTGTTGGGGGAAGTAAGTATCTGGAGGGATTGTATCATATTCCTGGTTCTGCGCATGGAAAACGCGATAGCGTTGGGACGATACGATATGATCTTAAAGGCATTGTCCGCGAAAACGTGTCAGTTACTGCAAACGATCCGATAGGTCTTCTTGCATATGATCCGGTTACCGGGGTGGGGGTTTCCACCGGCGACGCGACTATCGATCGTGTAAACAGGGAAATAACATTTACATTTGGGTCGATAAAGCCGAATGCGGTTATTGTGTTGCTTGGGAAATGGGGGGATTCGGTGCCTATTTATGACCCGAATATGTATGGGAACTTTTATATCCGTGTTGTTACTGATGAGAATAATAAATCGCCTGTAGCAGTTAAAATTGGGGAATCCACAAAATATGGTGAGTATACATTCTGGACTCTTTTGTTTGGGATATATGAATGTGTTGTGAGCTGTGACGGGTATAAAACAAAAATGGTGTTTGTGGATTCTATTGCAGGAACAACACCGACATATGTGGTTACACTGGAATCACTGAATCCGGATACATCTCAGCGAATATATATTGATATTATTGCATGGGGGGGTATTACTCCAAATATGCGTGGATATGAAGGGGTTGAGGTAAATGTTTCATGTGTTCAGATGGGTATTGATACTGTATTGAAATTTGATCGGTTTGGACATGTTACGTATACGGTTGAAATTTCTCATTATTCTGTGTTTAAGTTTATAGTTGATTATACTGTTGGAGGAATGCGGATTTTTGGAGGGACTGTAAAAGCGTTTGAGCGGATACCTGGTGTAAACCGGTATGCGGTATATGTGAAAGTTTCATGTATGCCTGCGGTTCCTAGCGTGTTTAGTGGGTGAACTATGATTAATGGACCATATATACCTGGAGAAAATTATCTGCCTATGGCTGAGATCGAATTTGGACCGGATTATATTTCACATGAAATTGTTATAAATGGCCCTGGGATTGAAAATCATGGGTATTTTTCTTTTAAGGTTATGCAGGAGTTGTCGGACTGGCATAGCAGGGTGACATATATATATGTTCAGTATAACGGTCAGACAAAGTTACTTCCGTCAAAACCAACGCCGACGCAGGTAATGGAGTTTCTTGAGTATCGGGTCAGGATTCCGAAACCGATTGAAACTCCGATTGTGATCGGGTTTTTGTATCAGGCATTTGAATTACATAAGATTTGGGTGAAGGATCTTATTTTTAGTCCTATAATCAATACGCAGGACGAGTTTGAGATTTTAAAGTGCATCCCCGTTCAGTGCGGGTTTATGGGGCTTGTGTCTCCTATAACCCGCAATATTCCGCTGTATGCCGGGGATGTTGTCAATTTGGAAATATATCCGTATATTGGCGCTGATATTGACAGAGTTGAGTTTGAAGGAGTTATATATAATGAAAATGGGGTTGCATATCCGAGTCAGATTAGTTCTCCCCCGCGTAGATTGAAGTTAAAATATCTGACACCGTTTGATGATGCCCGTGTGAGGGTATATTTTAAGGAGGCAGTATGGAGTATGTAAGAGTAATCCGGTTGCTTTTTGAAGGCCCGCCGGTATCTGTCGGGGCATTTGGAGTTCCGTTTTATGAATCCGGCCCGGCATCACACGAGTTTGAATGGGATGACAGTGATGGTGCCCGTGTATATCTTACACGGGTTTCCAATTCTATTGCGAAAGTTGATTCCGGGAGCGGGACATACTCATTGAATGCCGGAAATAACAGGATTTATACATGGAGTGGGAGAAGCGGGATTTATGATGTTACATATTTATGGAAAGGGAACTCTGGGATTGTAAAATATGTTGATTGTGCCAGATTTGCAAGAAATGGGGAAACGTTAATACGACAGAATGTGTTTTTGATTATATCAAAAGGTGGAATATTCTGCCCGGTGAATTTGGATATAGCGTGATTGTATGTATAAGGTAAACATAATTAAACGGACACGCGATGTGTTTGGAAATAATTGTGAGGTGTGCAACACAGTAAATTTTGTTGATAATGAGGGGGAGGTTCTTGTTTCCCCGGGCGGGAATTTATATATTAAATCCCGCCCGAGTCGGGCTGCTTTTTCTTCTGGAGGATATGATCTTCCGAACGGGTTTCGTACAAAATCAATAACCGTTGAGAATATTTCTACAGGCGAATCCACAATATATTCGGAATCGGCGTTTGGTTCAAACCCTTCCGGTGGGATAGGCGGGCATTTGATAAGTAACATAAACTCGGATTTGAATGTATATGTTGATTTTGGTGCAGGCCCGCATCAGACATATACATTTGATTTTTCGGGGGTTGGCGAGCATGGAGGAGCGTATGTGTCCCCTGCTGAAGATCCTGAATATGGTGATTTTTTGCAGGGAGATCGGACAACGCTGCACGTAATTCCTGATGAGGGATATGTAATTGACACGCTGTACATAAATGGAGAAGAGATAGAACCTCCTGAAGACGGGCCGGTAGCAATTGATTATCCGTTCATAAATGAGGATGTTGATGTTGTTGCAACGTTCAGATCGGTTTATGAAACGGTGAATCTGTTCCGTATAAAGCGGGGGAATGCGGCAGGGCTGCTTAATCAGAAATTTAATGACGGGGAGTTTGTATGGAACGCAACGCTCCGGCAGTTGCGGCTTGGCGTTGATCCTGCAACACCACAACCGTTTGAAAACTGTTTCCTGATTAATGGGGGGTCTGGTGGAGGTGGGTCCGGGTCTATAAATCCGGTTACTCCGGTTACCCGGAACTGTCTTGCTGCATGGAACGATTCAAACGGGGCTTGGCTGAAAAATGCAGATAAGGATGCGTTTGTACCTGAAGGGTTGTTTGTGAGACACTCCCCACATGAGCGGTATGGGGATTTCAAGATAAAGACGTATGGGAACCTCGATTGCAGTGTTCATGCAGGAATTCTGGACTTAAGTAAATATTCGGGATATTCTGGGTTTAACCAGACATCTATAGGCTTTGTTGCAAATCTGTACAAGAATGTTGTTGCGAGTGAGTTTGGTGGGGGCCTTATTATCGAGGGACATGGTTCTGATTGGGATTATGGAACTACGTCGCCCGATCCACGGGTTGCTCTTGTTGTAAAAGGACGGGGGACGCTTACACAGACAGAAGCACTGTATATCTATAAAGACGGGGTTGTGCGGTGCCCGAATGGGATTATTGCAGGTGTGATTGATCTCCCGCTTGGGGGGACATATAATATTAACGGACTCCCGCATACACACGATGAATGGTATCTGAAACGTGCCGGAGGAGTTATGAATGGCCCCATAAACATGCAGGGGTCCAGGATATACAATTTACCAACTCCGCTTACTGATTCCGATCCGGTTACACTTGGATATCTGACAACTGTGATGAGCAGTGGGATTGTCTGGAAACAAGCGGTAATAAGCTTTGTTGATATCCTTCCGGCGTCTCCGGATACCGGCGACCGCCATATTCTGACTACCACATCCGAGATTGCAACATGGGATGGATATGGATGGGATATGGATACGCCGGAGAACGGATGGGTTGTTGTTGTTACTGATGAGAATGCAACATATCTGTATGCTGACGGAGGATGGAACAAACTTCCAAGCACAACGTCCCACGAATCGCTCCAGGGGCTCTCTGCGGATGATCATTTACAGTATGTGCATATATCGGTTCCGAGAACGATCTCTGCAATTCATACGTTTTCTTCAGGAGATGTTCCGTTTAATGTCACTTCTCCAAATAAGGTTGACAATCTGAATGCCGATTTGCTTGATGGAAAACATGCGAGTGAGTTTGCCGTTGCGTCGCATGGGCATGATGCCATGCTGCTTGGAGGGTTTGAAGTTGCAAGCCCGAAAGAAGGTCAGATATTGGTGTGGGATGAATCGCGGAACGCATTTGTAAACGATGATAATGTTGCGGCATCGTTTATGATTCAGGATTCCCATTATTTTGTTTCATCTGCCCAGCGGGATTCGTATTTTGTGTCCCATCCGGATGAAAAGGTAAAAGGGACGCTCATATCTACGAATGGCGTGTTTGAGATGTGGGATGGTACAACGTGGGTGAATAAAACCGCGGTTGTAACCGGTCCGAAAGGGGATAAAGGAGACCCGGGAGAAAACGGGGCAGATGGTGAGGATGGTGCACAAGGTCCCCCGGGCCCGCAGGGAATACAGGGGCCTCCTGGTGCTCCTGGTACAAATATCGTGATGAAAGGCCGGGTTGCTACACCAGCAGATCTTCCATCCACTGCGAATGAATATGATGGGTATTATTGCGAATCTGATGGAGACTGTTATGTTTACATAGATTCTGCATGGGTTGATGTGGGTCCGATTGTAGGGCCTCCCGGCCCGCAGGGCCCGCAGGGGCCCCAGGGAATACAGGGTCCGCGTGGATTACGCGGGTTGCAGGGAGAACGCGGGGAGCCAGGCCCACAGGGCCCGCAGGGGGAAACCGGTCCGAGAGGTCCTGCCGGTATCGGGGACGGGTCGTGGCAGTCTCCGGTAATTGCAATTGCGAATACTCCGCCTGTAAACTATGATTATGAGCACCGGTTTATTGTGGGGACTCAGCCGTATGGTCCGTTTGAAGGTCATGCAGAACAGATTGCAACGTATATCCTTCCTGAAGGGGCGTCTGTAGGGGTATGGTTCTTTGAGTATGCTCCGATTGGTGCGATTGCATATGTTCTGTCAACCGGGACTCATTGGAAGTATTCGTATGACGGGTGGCAGGAACTTGATTGGTCGGTCCCTGATATTCATGAAAATGTGGAGATATGGAAGACAATAACCCAGTCACAGGATGCTGTGGGGAATGAGCATTATATTGCAGACAGCCAGTCCAGGATTGTTCTGACACTTCCGGAAACGTGTGAGATCGGAAAGAAGATCGAAGTTGTTGGTGTTGGAGCAGGCGGGTGGAAGATTGCCCAGCGGTCAGGACAGAAAATAGTATTTTCGGATCGTGTTACTCAGACCGGAACGGACGGATTTATTCAGTCGAGTCATTACAGGGATTCGGTGTTGCTTGTGTGTGTAAAAGAAAATGTTGAGTTCCAGGTAGTGCAGTCTATTGGAACCATTGAGATGCAGGTGGTGCTGTAAATGGCAGAATATGTTGAAGGAAGGCTCCTTGCAAAACTGAAGCCCGGGGTGTCTATAGATGATATCCGTGCGGTTGTGGCTGGAGCGGAAATTGTAGATGCAATAGGAGATATTACTGTAATCTCCTTTGAGGATTCTCCTGTACTTGATGAGGTTGACGCCCTGAATAAATCGGGGCTGGTTGAGTTTGCACAACCCGACCACATTTATACCGGGTTTTTACCGACGCCATACCACCCGAATGACCCGTATTATCAGGCCGGGAACCAGTGGGGGCTCTTTAACCAGGGGCAGAACGGAGGGACTGCCGGAGCAGATATTGGTGCACCGTATGCATGGCGGTTGCTGTATGAGGCTGGAAAGCCGATTGGGAGCACGTCGGTAAAGGTTGGGGTTATTGATACCGGGGTTGATTATAATCATCCGGATTTGTCTGATAACTGTAAAAAAGCGGATGGATTTGATTTTTACAACATGGATTCTGATCCGATGGATGATGGGGATCACGGGACGCATGTTGCAGGGATAATTGGAGCGAAAGGGAATAATGGGCAGGGAGTATGTGGTGTTGCATGGTCATGCCGGATATACCCGATAAAATCGCTTGGGTCAAGTATGCAGGCAACAGATACCTCTGTGCTGTATGGGCTTGACCATGCTGAGATGATGGGGTGTCATATTGTTAATATGTCGTTTGGGAGTTATTCGTTCTCTCAGGCGGTTGCCGATAAGATTGCGAGTATGCCTGGGGTGCTGTTTGTGTGTGCTGCAGGAAATGATGCAAATAACAATGATTCGACCCCGGTATATCCAGCATCTCTTGGATTTAATAATATCATTTCGGTTTGTAATACCAATAACAAGGATCAGTTAAATGCTCAGTCTAACTATGGTGCTGCGAGTGTTCATGTAGCTGCTCCGGGTACAAATATCTGCAGTACACTGACCGGGAACTCATATGTGTGGTTGTCCGGCACGTCAATGGCTGCTCCGATGGTTACTGGAATTGCAGTTCTTCTGAAAGGGGCATTCCCGGAACTGACAGCCCAGCAGATACGGACACGGATATTGAATGGTGTTGATATCATCCCGGCATTGTCCGGGAAATGTGCAACCGGTGGCCGCGTGAATGCATATAAGGCGTTGTCCGGGCTTATAGATGACCCCACGGTCGTTCTTGGAATTAAAAAGCAGTGTGCGGTGCGGGATGTTGCTACGGATGAGTATTATGCCAGAAAAGGCGGTGTGTGGGCAAAGATAGATTCTGAGGGGTATACCGCAGGTACCGGGCTCACGTTAAATAATCACGAGTTTTCGCTTTCAATTCTAGATTCTGCAGGGAAAATAAAATCTGACTATCTCCCTTCGAGCGTGGTTGGGGCGTTAACATATGCCGGGCTTTATAATCCTGCAAACCCTCTGCCTCCAGGTGAGCAGGGGAAATATTATGTTATTTCTCATGCCGGGTATATTGGTGAGACCGGAGTTCTTCCTGGTGACTGGCTTGTGTGGCGTGATGAAACTACGTATGATATTATCCTGAACAGTTCTTCATCGGTGTGCTGGGGGAACATCATAGACAAGCCGAACACGTTTCCTGCAACGCTTGGGGAGACGAGTGATACTGCATACCGCGGGGATCGTGGGAAATTTGCATACGATCATGCGACGAGTCAGCATGCTCCTTCTGATGCTGAAAAGAATGTTCAGGCCGATTGGAATGAAACGGATGTAAATTCTGATGCATTCATCAGGAACAAACCGACGATATATACCCCGGCGGATCTTGGTGGGAAAGCGAAGATATATAGTGGGGATGCATCTGCGGACTATCTTCTGAACAAGCTTGTTGCCCCTGCCGGAGGCGGAATAAATATTAATATGACCCAGGATGCAGGGGGGAATGCGTTTCTTGAGTTTACTGGGACCCAGGTGAATTATTGGTTGCGGGTTGCATCGGTTCAGTATGTTGCAACTCCTGCGAGCACATCATCTATAACAACTGTTGCAAATCTTACCTCTGTTCTCCAGAAAGGCATGGGGATAAAGTACAAGATTGGTGGGGTGTGGTATTATGGTATAATCCGTGATCTGACGTCAAGTGTGATTGGAATTGCAGGAGCACCGTTGTCTGGAACGATACAGGAACTTGCAGTGTGTGATGCAAGCCGGGTTGCACATGTCGATTTGTATATAAATGGGGTGTTTAATGGTGAGGCTCGAACAAATTTGCTCCGACATTTTATGAAAACGCGATTTAGATGGATGCTTGGCGATGCGAAGCTGGTCCAGATATCGCATGTATGTAATGCCGGGGATACCGGTGCTACACAACCGGCAATAAATTTGTTAGTAAATGGGTTGCCGGTATGCACGGCGAACTCAAATGCCGGGAGACGAACGTCCGACTCCGCATGGGTTGACACGGTTGTTGACATTTCTACAGCCAATTATAATGTTCCATATGGTGCTTCAATTGAAGTTTCCACAGATGTTGGTGGAAATGGAAATGCGGAATGCTTAACTGTGACGGGGGTGTATGTTTTAGTATGAGATTTATACGTAGATTTGGGACATATTTTCCATATTCAACAAATCGTGTAATTTTAGAAGAGTCGATGTTGATTTCCGATGTGATGTATCATACACCAGGAGAATCTGGCGCTTTTAATTACATTGGGGTTTCAGACGACTTGGATTGTTTGGGGTTGGTTTCATCCAACCCTGGTGCGGTTGATATTGAGCCTTTGCTTGTTGGCACTTCGGTTTCGTTTATTCAGGTGTGATTATGAGTTCTTTAAATTCAATTGAAATTTCTGGGAATGTTAAGATTACAAATGGGAATCGGGTTGTTTCTGTAGGAAACAACACGGTTTGCAAATCTTTGATTCGACATTTGATGATATGGGCATATTCAGATAGAATGTATCTGGCAGCACGATATAGCAATCATCAAAGACGTGTGAATTTGCCGGCGTCTACTTTTACTATATTGTTTGGAAAGTCTAATGTCCCAACGGATGTGTTAATGACAAATTTAACCACCCCGATATTGTGTGATCCCACATCACTGTATTCGGCTGGGTGGACAATTAAATCCGACGAAATTTCATTGGCAGTTCTGTGTTCGTGGTCTGCTGGGGTGTTAAATGGGTATTTATCTGGTGAAGATGCATTATATGAAATTGGCGTTTTGTGCCCGCTTATGGAGTCGGTGTATTCTGATAACGCAACACCGACTTTAGATGCTCCGCTTAGTGAGTTTTCAATTGAAGTAACACCGCCAACCGGATTGTTAGCTAGGTATGTGCTAGATTCTCCGGGGCTTGTTCCAGATCCCGTTGCCCCGGTTTTGGTACAGTGGGTATTTAAATGGAGGTTTGTATGAAAATTCGTGGTGTTGTTCGTGGCTTGCAAAATGACGCGTGTGTGTTTGTGTGTGATAATCACATCACATCTAACTTTGTAAAATCCCTATTTTGTGGACTTTGTGGGATGTATATAAATTTGTATGGGGGTTATGGTCAATATGTTACTGCTACGTATCATCTTGGTGGGACTTTCCAAATACGACTTGGGTCTGGTGTTACCAGAACCCCAGCACACAACTTGACCGGGCTCGAAACAGAGAAGGTGACTCTTACTGGAAATTATAAATTTGCATATTATGATTTTTCGGTTGCATCTCCGTATATTATACGGCGCGGGGCATCGATTTCGGCGGAGTCTATGTTATCTGCGTTTACAGGGTTGGCTGTTTCCATTTCAAATATAAAAGATCCTGTTATTGACATAGTAACAGATTATCCCACATCTCCGTCTACAGGAGACCGGTATATCGTAAACGGGACGCTTGTGGCATGGGATGGGAGTGCGTGGAATACGGTGCCGGTTACATCTCCAGACGTCGTAAAAAATCTTGCCGATTTGCGGGCGTATGTATATAAAAACGACGCCTGGGAAATTGTTCCTGCATGCACCGAGATTGGGTTGTTTACATATGGATATTCTGGGCTGACCGGATTTAAATGGTATTTGACCGGTGGTGCAAGTTATGGCGGTACATATATGTTATCAGCGTATTTGTGTGCAAATGGCGGGTCTCCGGATTTTCTGTCAACGAGCATTGATTTGACTCGCCCGTTAGTTGTAGAGTGGGACACAGTATTTCCATTATAATCTACATATTTTATATTCTTTTATCTATAACCAGTATATATGGTAAAGTTGTCTACACGATGGGTTGATAGCCCGGACTGTTATGATTATCACATGAAAAACAAATCCCGGATTATACAATCGATGTATAATCTGTTTTGTTCTGGGGAACTTGATTTCAAACATCTTGCAGGGATTGTTGTAAAGAAAGAGTGGTGTGTTCCGGAAGAGGGTGATTTTCCGAACTATCCGTTCGTGTACAAACTGTGTACTGAGTATATGTATTATTCAAAGACACTTGACATCCCGCTTGCGGAATCGATTGTGTACGAGAATCTTGTGCGGTATCTTGCAAGTCTGTGCAAACAAGATCCTGCATATTATACCCGGTTTAACGGGGTCATGTTCAGGATTCTTCATGACTATTCCCGTGGGAAGATATCAGAGACACCGGGAGGGAACTACGATTACCTGAAGTTTATTATCAACTGGTGGGATACGTTCGACGGCCGTGAACGGAATCATGATGTGTATCTGAAGTTTCTGAACCATATTCTTGAGAAGTATAAGACTGTTGATTTCTATACCCGGTCTGTTGACTGGGCACTGAACTGGATCGGGTCCCACCAGATGGAGTTTGTTTATTCCGATGATATGAACCCAAAGAAATGGTATGGTAACTGCGGGAACGGGTTTATTGATAACATGACTATGGGAGGGCTTGGATAACATGCAGGCTGATTTTGATTTCGGTGCGTTTTTATACGGGTGCTTTTGTGGCATTTTATGTGGGGCGATTGTAATTGTTGTGGGCAGGATGTGGGAGTGTATAGCATGACACAGAAACCACCAGAATTTACATACGAGTTCGAAAATGAAGTTGTTATACGCTCTGTTGTTCTTGGGATTATTATTGGTATGATTATAGGATGTTTTATTGGGCTGGTGATTTAACATGGTAAAGCGACCAAAACCGCCGAAAGGCGGGAAACAGAACCATCCTCCCCGGTCACCACCAGGGCAGAAGCTGACTGTTGATATGATGCTTGCTGAGAAGGATCTGTACAAGGATCTGATGTATAAACCGGGTCAGGTGAAAGACCCTGAAAATATGGAGACTGTTCCGCAGTTTCTTGAGCAGCTTGAGATTTTAAAACAGATTGCTGATGTTGAGATATCATCAGAGATACTTGACAAATATAACTCAGTGTATTGTGGGCATGAGAGTTATGAAGAATGCATGCAGGTGAGTCGTGATCCAAATGTTATGATTCTGCTTGAGGTGCTCAATATCACGTCTATGTACTCGGATCATAACAACGTCTATGACAGAGGGTGGCTCAATGTTCTGAAGATATTAGTGAGCCTCTATTGTGGGAATCCGTATACACGGGACCGGATTGGGTATCTGATGTGGGCAGTTGCAAAACACATTTCCCCAAGCTGTTATTTCCCATTACAGCTTGATTTATATTATGACCCGCGATTGTGGCACAGGCCAGGACAACAGCCAAAACCACCTCTTCAAATCCCGCGAACCCTTACTGTTGACGGGGCAAGTCAGGAGTTTGGGCCGGAGGATGATATCTGGGATTGCGACCTCCCCGATAGTTGACCGTGAGAATGAACTGATAACCTCTGAAGCAATGGAAAAGGCCATTCCATTGTTTTTGAAGATTCCTATTCTGCATCTGATGCATACCGAGCGGCCAATCGGGTTTGTTACGGAATGTCGTGTTCTGAAAGCGGGGGACCCGATATTACATGAGAATCATCCGGATTATGACCCAAATGCGAAAGTGGGAGACACGTATTTTAAGGCAAAGATTCCTGATGACGGGGATACCCATGACGTGTGGGAGCAGATCGAGAAAGGAAAGTTAAACCGGATTTCAATCTATGGCGTCCGCACAATGGCGTCTGATGAATGCCGGCTTGCGCCGCATGAACGCACGTCTCCGTGTGTTACAAAGGCAATCCGGCTTTGGTCGTTTACGCTCTGTAGTGACAATGCGATAAACCCGGGGTCATATATAAAAATAGCAAAGTCGTTTTCCCCTGATTTGTGCGAGGAGTTTGAACAAAAAACAGTTGAGTTAATAAAGGCAGCGTTCCCTGATACTAGTATGGCTCCAAATGCTGATCAGCAGGACCATGTTGATTCCGGTACTGAACCTACCGTTTCTACTGACGGTGTGGTTGTAAAGTCTGAACTGGAACCTGTGGTGCAGGACGTCGCTCTCATTAAGAGTGAGATTGACGAAGTGAAGAAAGGAATTTCTGATATTGTTGAGTTTCTGAAAAAGTCTGGCGATGCACCGGTGCAGGAGCCGGAACCTGTAAAGGAAGATGCATCGCAGTATATTACAAAAGCAAACCTTGAATCCGTTCTTGACCTTGTCGTAAAAGCGAAGATTGATCTTGCCATTGCGGAAGTGAAAAAGGCATATGATGCCAAGATTGCTGAAATGGAAAAGACGATTGAAGCTTTTGGAAGCGAGACTATCAGGAAAGGCGGCCATGTCGTTATCCTGGATATGGAAGGAAACCCGCTTGGCAGGGTGGATAATTCGTTCTTATCAAATCTTGATGCTCTGGAGGCTTAATCATGTCATTTCGAGTTGGACACAGCGTCGACGGAGACGTAATATCTAAAGCCTCCTTTGGTGGCTATGGGATGTCCGGGCTGTTTGAACAGGCTGCCCTTGTTGGAGAGGCCCTGTGGGCCGGTGTTCCTGACGGGACTCCGATAGGCATTCAGCAGATCAGACTGCAGCAGAATGCGTTTAAGAAAGCGAAGATTGAAGGGAAACAGATTGCGTTAATGCCTCTTATCCCGCCGGTGCAGGATCAGTTTGTCAAGAAGGCTATCTTCGCAGACTCCTTTATGGACAAAGACGAAATGATGCATCTCCGCAAGTCATACAAGGAAGAGATGGACAAACTCACCCGGCAGTATCTGGATAAGGTTATCAGCAAGGCAGATACAACCGAGTCAAACCTGATGCATGTCATCGCTGACGAACAGGTGACATATCTGTACAAGCGTCCGTATCCGTTCCAGTCACTTATTCCTGTTGAGGCGAACAAAGGAAAGTGGGCTGCATGGGATGTCATCGGACCATATGATATCACCAGTGCATACTTCGGGCAGGAAGACCCCGACCTGACTGAGACCAACATGAAGGCCTACAACCGGTTTGATCGTATTAAGTACATGTATACGGTTGGCAGGCTGACGAAGGCTGCACAACTTGCAGGTCTCACCCAGATTCCGGCACGCGATCTCCGTGCAATCCGTGTTGATATGGCACAGGATGCAATGCGGGCTCTCCGTGAGCGTTCGATGCTCGGTGTTACGAGAAACCTGCAGAGCGTCAAGAACCAGTTTGAAACCGCAGGGCCGCTTGAGTATGCGGGTATTGCAGAGATTATCCAGAAGAACAAGGGTGAAGCCGGAGACGGAGTACTTAAGGACAAATGCTGGATACATGCTTCTGAAGTAGGTGGAATCAAGACATTCAGTGATATCAACTTCTATCTTGATGAAATCTACAGCAAGATGGTGCTGTATGGCATGCGGCCGAATCTTGCCATCTGTGATTACAAAACGTTTGGTCTCATCCGGCGTGGTATGACAGATTTCATCCGGTATATAGGAGAACCTGTCAAGACACTGGTTCCTGGTGTTTCAAAGATTGACCTGGTGTTCCCGAACGAGGGTGCACTTCCGCTTGTTCCGCATCCGTTCCTTTCTATGATGTCAGGGGACTACGGATCGATCCAGCTGGTTGACACCAGACTGCTTGCACGGAGAACCCTGTGGCAGGACACCTACGAGCAGCTTGCAAACATCAACACCAGCGACAAGTTTGTTATCAGTTCTGCAGAGACACTCATTGACAAGTCAGGTGTCACTGAGTTTGATTCACTCCATGGCGGATTATACGGCATTACTATCAAAGGGAGGGTGTGAACATGGCAACCATTCCTGATGTGAATGTCATGAAGATTGTGGGATACCCACAGAACATCGCTGTTGCAAGTAAAGGTGCGCAGAACGATTACGTGCTGTTCAATGATGCGATGGTGCTTGTGCAGAACATGTATACCGACAATGGCGGTGCAGAGACGTTTGAACATGCTGCCATCACTGTTGCATCCATGTCTGCAATCGACACTCAGATTGCATATTCTGCAGGAACCGGGATTCCACGGCTGAAAGGTGATTACCTGATACGGGTTGAGAAAGAACTCATCCATGTAAAAGGCGATACTGACAACACAGCCGATACCGGCACGTTTACTGTTGTCCGTGGTGCGTTTGGAACAAAGGCAGTTCCCCATGCAGGTGGGCAGGCATATATTCAGAACGCACTTAAACTTACCAAGAACTCAACGGGTGATGTTAAGATAATTTATCTGAGCGTCCCGCTGTATCGTGATGGTCTGAACATGAGTGGTGAGTCGAAGCGGACATGGTCCCAGACGAATCCGAACCGGGTATACGGGTCAGAATATCCAACTCCTGTATAACCCTTTTTTGCAATGCTTTTATCGTCATGCGGGGCTGAATAGATAGTATGACCGGATTTGATGAGACGGTTTTTGAAAAGCCTTTGAACGCAGAGACAAAAGAAAAGAAAGGGGGAGTCCGGCAGTGGCTCTCTGAAAAGAAGGATGCAATAAAGTGCTGTTTTCAGAGCGGGTGTAAAAAATGAAATTTGCTGCACTGCTTGTCATGATGCTTCTGGTATCACATGCATTTGCAGCAGTTGCAACTACATCGTTTACGGTTCAGACACTTGGATCGGTTCACCGGTCGGTTGACACAATGTGGCGGTCTGGTGTTGATAACGAATCTCTTGGCGGGTCTTCCGGGAGTATCCTGGTAACCCTTCCGGGTGAGACGCGGTACCAGACAAAAGACACCGTTGATGCAACCACCGGCAACTTCTACAACCAGAGCGGGTATGTTGAATTTGAGAACGGGGGTGTATTTGCAGAATCTGTAAGTATGACCGGTTCTGATCCGTATCAGGTTGTAACAGGCAGTCATTATGGGTTTGCGCAGAAAGCCCAGATCAGCACCGCGAAATTTGTTGAGAACGCAGATGTTTCTGTAGGCCAGCAGGCAGCATGGGATGGTGCCGGTATGTATGGGCGTGATATTTCCTATGCGGTGCGCCAGAGCCGCGAGACACTTGGCAGAACGTATACGTTCCTTACTGAAAGCAATGATCATGCTGTTGTAGGAACAAATGCCAGTGGTGGTGCTATTGTGAGACCGGAGTTTGATTTCATTGATTTCTCTGATTCGTTTATCACAAATGACACAGCACTTGATATAAACATGACAAAGAACCAGACTGATGTGGTATCATCGCATACCGGGAGTTTATGATGATTGAATTAGGACCAATTATTACGGCAGTGTTTGCCGGAGTTGCATATTCGCTGTATTGGTATGTAAACAAGGTTGCAGACCCAAGCAGCCCTACGACATGGAAGGATATTGATCCGTACCCGGTTGTTGCTACGGCTGTTGTTGGGGCTGCTGTAGGGGGCTTTATGTTCGTGTCTGGCATGGAGCTTACCCAGGTATCGTTTGAAGCACAGTTCCTCGCATACGGAGCCCTTGTGGCTGTTGTAGAGAGAGGTGTGCGGACAGTTGTGAGAATCCTGAAAGCGAGAGGTGTGGTATGAATTTTGAACTGGATGAAGATGTAAAGGTGCAGCAGAAGAGTGGAAAAGGCGGGCCTGTTCCTACAGAGGTTCTGCAGGCGTTCCTTGATGAAAGCGGATACCCGCGTGCGATTAAATCGCAGATTGTAACTGTTGTGCAGACAAACAACCGAAAGGGTATTTATGAATACACACTTGACTTTGTACCTGGAGCACCCGTAAAAGTTGAGAACGGGAGGTTCGTGAAGTAATATGTACAACGAAACGTGGCACCCGATTACAAAAGAAACCCTGAACTGGGCTCTTGAGAATAAGAGTTACAGTGAAGAGGAACGTGAGATTATTATCAGGGCGGTTGAAAAGGCGAACCTGAATAAGGAGCGGCATGTTGTAATTGACCTCCCTTCGGGAGAATACCTGATATTTGATAACGGCATCCTTGTTGGAAGCCGTGCGGATGCGATCTGAAAATTTCAATCATCCTTTTTTATTTTACGTGTGTAATATCTGGTATTCGTGTGGTGCCCCATGCCGGATGACCAGTGTAAAGCAGTCCGTATTGAAAATATTGATGAGCTTGCGGATTTTGCACACCGATGCACGGCACAGGATGTGCTCACAAAGATCCAGGTGGAGCAGGCGCGATTCAGTGAGAATCTGATTCATTTATCAGCCTGTTTTGAACAGGTTGTGGCTCAGCTGCAGGAACAGAACAAGATTATACAGGCGTTCGTTGAGACAAGCAGCGAACGTTTACGTTTACTTGAAATGGCTGCCGGAAAACACGACTGTAAAAAAGAAAGAATGCTCGTAAACATGGCTGCTGATATTACAAATATTAAGATGGAACTCTCTGCATATAAAGGAGAATCCAAGTGGGTGGACCGTGCAATGAATATTATTCAGGCTGTTCTGATTGCTGTCATTGTTCTTCTGGCTACGTTCTTTATGAAAGGGGGTGCAATTACGTAATATGTCATATGTTTCCATACTCGATGTAGAGGCGTTTACCGGGTTCGGTGCCGAGGACATGAAACAGGGGTCATTTATAATGACCGCTTCCCAGTGGCAGGATTACTGCACAAATGATCTCATTCCCCGGATTGAACAGATGGTGCACCGGTATTGCGGAGTGTCTACATTCGATGAACATACAAAGATAGAATTCCGGAACTCTCCCGGAGAAGTGGAGTTTCTTGACACATATCTGTCGTGGATGACCCCGGGAGGGCCGGCGGCGATGGGTCGGTCGTCATATGATTTTGTGTTGTCTGAACCGTGCATATCTGTTTCTTCTGTTGCAATCAGGCCGTCGCAATGGGTTGATGCCTGGATACCGCTTGTGAAAGTCGGCCCTACCGGGGGAGACTGGTATACAGTAACCCAGGATGAACTGACATATGTGTGTCTGAACCGGGTCCCCCCTGCAGGGCTTGGGAACATTAAGATCGAATATGTTGCCGGGTATCCGGACTCATCCCCTCAGTTCCGCGAAATCCAGCAGATTGTGCTGCGGATTATCCGTATAAATCTTGAAGAGAAACTGAAGTTCCAGCAGGCAGGGACTATCCGGAACGTAGGGGTGCGTGATTATGTGGAGATGTATGATATCAATAAGACCCCGCACAAGGATGCATATTATATCCCAGAAGACATTGTGAACGAACTGAACCGATACCGCAGGTTGTTGTTATCACAGGGGATATAACATGGCAATTCCGCGCGATCCGCAGGTTATACCGTATACCGGTATTATCGTTTCATCCCCGGCATCTCCTCACGGGGTCCATACGTTCAGGTCTGCTGAAAATTTTAACCGGATTGTTGTCGGGCTTGAACAACTTGCGATTGACCATTCTAACTTCATTGGAAACATTACATATATCAAGGAGTGGTGGGAAGACCCGGCAATCGTTGGAGAGAGCGAAGAGTTTCCATGTATGTATATACTCCCGCTGTACATTCCTCCTCACCGGCGCCCCGAATATGTAAAGGCGGATGATGACAAGATATACAGCACGGTTCCGTATATTGGTGACCCGCTGTCAATGAGCACGATGCCGGTTACGGTAATGACCTATTACAAATATACAGACATACGACACCCGATAAAGGATGTTCGTGACTGGGCGTGGAATTACTGGGACATTCTCTCGCAGGAGAAGGCGATGTATGCCCTTCCCGGCGGGATTAAGATGATGACCCCGAGAATCGGGTGGTATATGTCAGGAACCTCGTATATAATTCTGTGGTGGAGTTTGCAGATACAGATATCTGCCATTCTTTAAAATTTCCCTTAAACTTATATCATTTTTAAATCGAGTCATATTTGAGTTGATCAACTCATGGCAGATGCATATATGGGCCGTAGAGCATTCTTCGCTAACTACGGCACAATGTCATTGGTAATTGCTGATGACACCGGTGCAGACAGCACCGAAGTTAAAGTCGCTGCTCTAAAAGGGATATCTGTCGTCCCGAAATATGAGCATGTGACACTGTTTGGTATGGAGCGGGTGACCAGGGCAGCCGTGGCAAAACACTCCCTCGCGGTTGATGTGACGGTTGAGGTTGCAATGTGGGACCCTGAGTCAGATATTATTCTCCAGGGAGTTCTTCTTGGTCATGAATCTGATGATGATATTACTGAAGACCTCATCAACGACTCGCTCTGGAAGAACAAGGTAGCAAGATTTAACCTTACCATGAAGATGCTTGATACAGATGGCGAGAAAGAAGTTACACTCCGGGTAGAAGACGTGTACTTTGAATCGGTGCCGTATGAAATGAAAGAGAATGAGTTCATCTCCCGTAACCTTACCGGCACGGGTGCAGCCATATCAGTATCATGAGGGGGTAAATCATGGCAGATACATATAACGGCCGTAGTGCATTCTTTGCCAACTATGGTACAATGACGATGACTGTTGCTTCTTATCAGGGAGCAAACATTAACCCATCACAACCGACGGCAACTGTAGAAGTTGCTGCATTAAAAGGGATTTCGATTATCCCGAAATTTGAACATGTTACCCTCTATGGTATGGAACGGGTTACCCGTGCTGCAGTCGCCAAGCACTCGCTGAATGTGGATGTGAGCGTGGAAGTGGCTATGTGGAACCCCGATTCTGACCATATTCTGAAAGGGGTTCTGCTTGGCCGGTATGATCCGGCAAGTCCGGTTACCCGTGCGAATATCAATGACCCAAAATGGAAGAACAAAGTTGCACGGTTTGACATCACAATGGAGATGCTTGAAACGGATGCACTCCGTAAGGTTGTACTGGTGGCATCAGACGTGTATTTCGAGTCTGTTCCGTATGAGATGAAAGAGAACGAGTTTATCTCGCGTAACCTTAGTGGAACAGGGAAATCGGTGTATGTTACCACATACAAACGCACGACTACAAACGATTCGTGGGTCAAGGTATAGAAAACAAACAAACTCTTTTTTTATATTTACTGCCATCTATCTAATGTATGGCAGAAAAGAAAGACCTGCTTTCAAGACTGAAGGAGTTTGAACTGAAAGAGCTTGAAAGTAACGAACTTGTCCAGAAGATACTTGAAAACGAGAAGGAACGGCACCTTCTATTCGATCTTGCAGGAGTTCCGATAAAGGTTGTTGCTGCGTTCCCCCGTGAAGTCAGATACTTTTACGAACAGAACAGAACCCGGAAAGAGAAGGACCTCCGCTTTTCTGACATAGAAGCAGATGCGTACAAGATTGCTGCTCAGTTGTGTCTTGAAGCTCCATTTAACACGCCACAGTTTTGGGAATACTACGATACGATGACCGGGAAGTTCTGGGGGGTCTTCAACGCGATGTATGAAGGCATCGAGAAGAATGAAGAAAAGATAGGTGACTTTCGCAAGAAGTAACGAAGGAAAGTTCCTGTTTATGAAATGTGAGTTTTTCAGGCGGACGCCGTCTGGAAACTGGCCGTGTAGTATTGAGGAAGACATCTTTCTGAGTGAATCGATAAAAATCAGAAACGCTGAAATCGCAAAGAACAAAGAATAAAGTGGGCACTATGTCAGTCAGGTATCCAAGCAGGGATGAGATTTCATACCGGGTTTTTGGCCGGAAGTTCTCTCAATTGTCTGTTGAGTCAAAAGAACAGGTCATTAAGATGTATGATGTCATCCGGAATGAGATCCGTTCCGGTGGTGATCCTGACTCTCCTGTAAGACAGGCAGCATTTCGCGAGACTGTTTCTATTGTGAAACAGTTAAAGGAGATTGCAACAAACCCGGGAGACCCGATCACACTTCCCCGCGGGGTGTTGCAGGATGCTGCCCGTGTTATTCATTACCAGTCCCAGGCCGTGGGCCGGGGACGGGTACTTGACCCCAAATCAATGGCCGAGATAAAACGTGATATCGGCCGGAAGTTCCCCCACGTTAATCCCCGGATAGTAGAAGGTATCACCGATTACCTTACCAGCACGACAGGCAGATTCAAAGGAGTAGGCTCTAAAACCCTCCGTCGTAAGTTAGGGTCTTTCCTTACCAAAGAGGAGTTGGAAAGCCTTTCAAACAAGGAGATCCTTTCTGCCCGTGACATTGTTATTGCACATCTTTTTGATAAATGGTCGGGAGGAAACCTGACCAGTTATATTGCCCCGCGTCTTGATGACATTCTTGCAGACGATCTGAAACGGATGAAGAAACGGGAGGTAAGCAGCACCAACGCATACATCTCCCCGGTAAGCAAAGAAGACCTGCAAAAAACCATTGACGCACTTGAAATAATTGAGAAGTATCAGACAACACCGTCCAGGATGAACTCTCCGATAGTCCAGACTGCATTAAAACGGCTTGGTATATCCCCACACGATATTGTTGACGACTCAATGAAAGAGTTTGTCGGCGAGGTTCAGACTGCTGCCCACCTGTTTGCACGGAAGAAGACAGGGAGGAGTACTGATGCCAGACTGGGAGGGGGGCTTAGGCGAAGACCCAGACTTCTCACCAGAGCGTCACAGGAGTATCTGGATTCGATTATTTCATCATACCCTATATCTGGTATAGGCAAGCCCACTACAATCCGTGCAAAGTGGTCTGGTGACAGTTTCAGGACACATCTGCCACGGTACCTGGAAGACTCTGATGAAGGGGGGTACTCGTTCAAATCCGCTGCTGAATACCTTGAGTCTGAGATGGCCGATTTCTCAAGTCCTACCGCTGAAGAGGAGTATGGAAACTGGTCAAAAGAACTTGAGAAGAAGTACCGGAAATATATCGATGCTGGGCCGGATCTTATTACTGAGTATACAACCCGGTTATACAGCCCGTATGTGGTTGCTGCAACTGCACGGGAGGCACAGTCCCAGTTGCATCAGGTATACCACGACTGGTATCTTGAACGGATGACCGAGCATGAAGATGTCCGTGCAAATTATATCTCACGATATGGCAGGTATTATGGCCGGGCGTTCCATGAAGCCGGTATCCCGTTTGAGAAGGCAGACGAACTTATCATGACGTATGGTGCCGACAAGGCACAGTTAAAGGCAGAGATTGATTCGTATACCCGCGGGCTTGAACGGTATGAACGGAAGATTGCGGTTGAGAAAGACGAGATAAAACCATTCTCTCCAAAACACTCTCTTCGCGGACTGTATCAGCACGTTACCCAGGATGACCGCCTTATGCGGGTGGTATCAAAGTTCCGTGACAGGTTCGGACTGAAGATAGCAGACCTCCCCCAGGAAACTGAAGATATTGTAAAACGCGTTGCCAAAGGAGAGGTCGAACTCCCCGGGGTGAAACGGGTTGGTATTGTCGGATCAAAGTCATGGGACAACGAACCGTTCATGCGGAAGTACTTCAGCAAATACTGGGACCCGAACAATGTGATGATAACCTCCACCGAAGTTGGCAAGGGACTGAACGATACCAGTTTTGGTGCTGCATACCAGGCATCCAACTGGGCACATCATACCGGCACGTTCCAGTACAAGATTCCGGCACGTGTGGAATGGCTTTCCAGAAAAAGCGGGAAGCAGTATCAGAAGGATTACACCACGGCAGATGTGATAAACTCGTCTGATGAAGTGCTTGCGTTTTTTGATGAGGCGTATCTGTCCCCGTCCGGGATTTCGCAGGTGAACAAACTGATCGAATCCATCGGAACGAAACCATGCAAAATTATATGGGTTCCATCAAAGACTACCCGCCCGGCGGGTTCAGTGGCATTTGGTTCATACCTCATGAAAGTGTTCCACGGGGAGATTCCATCAAACATTACTATCGAACGATATAATCCTGGGGCCCTTCCAAAAGAGTTTGCCGGAATGCGGTTCCGTGCACTTGCAACGGGCGGAAAGTTAAAACCTGGTGAAAACGCAGTAGTAGGTGAAGCCGGGCCGGAACTGCTGGTGTCTCGCCCGGGAGGAGGATTCGATGTGATTCCAAACAAACATCTGCGGTTTTTGGCCGAGGGGACGCTCCCACTTGCATCACATGCCCGCAATGTTACCCGCGAAGCACAACCGGATGAACATGATTATGTTGACCCGGTCACCGGAGAAATATGGCCTTCTGTAACCAAGATTAAAAATCTGGGGAAGGTATACAACGGCGGGGAGTATTATGGGCATGTGGGGAGTGTCGCCCACTATTATGCCGCACAGGCGCTTGGGAAGAAGTATGAAATCGACACATCTCACGTGAAGTTCCCTGATATTTCCCCTTCAAAAGATTTACAGGGCACGCTCCATTCCATTGATGATATTATCAAAACAGGGAAAGATATTGCGGACAGGTTTGTCGAGCTTGTAGATCAGATGGGGTTTGTCCCGAGTCTCATTGAAGAGCGGTTTGTAAACACCAGGGACAAGTATTCCGGAACTCTTGACATAGCCGGGTTCATCCGGGATGCTACTGGCAACCTTGTTCCAACCATTGCGGACTTTAAGACCTCCAGCAAGGTTGATGCAGACTTCGCAGAGCAGATTGCAGCATATGCAGACTTCTTCCAGGATTCTGTCAAAGGATTTGTCATTAATGTCACCCGTGATTTAAGCACGCTCGGTGCGCATGAGATGGACCTTGTAAAGGGGTTTGAAGGATGGAAAAAGAAACTCGCAAAATACAATGAAATGTTCGGTCCACGCCCGGTCAAAGGAGCAGGGATGGACAATGCAGAAGATGCAGCTGCAATGCGGTTGTTTGATCTTGCATCCCGGCGGGTAAGCATCTATGACATCGTATCAAAAGAGCGGTATGAACGACAGGGGATCGGTGCAACCACACCCGGGCATGCCCGTGCGTTGTCTAAAGTGTTCCCGAAATATGGTGCGGTAGGACCCACACCGGACGAGACCTGGGATAAAAACCCGTCACGACTTGCAGTCTTCACCGAACGGCTTCACGAACTCTGGGAATCTGCATCAGGGCCCGGAGTACACCCGGTCATCAAGAACATCATATCCAAACTCGAATCAGCAGGATGGAATGACAAGTCTCTTGCAATGCTTGCCGGTGCCCCGATGGGCGGTGTTGAGGATGATGCCGCAACGATAGACCTGTTTGGGAAGATATATCAGGACTTAAAACCAATTGGGTTTAACCAGAAACTGCTCAACACCGGGAAGAATCTTGACACGATGTTATGGAATGACTCCATAGCACTGTTAAACATTCTCGAAGAGGCAGGGAAATCGTTTGAATCTGTTCCGCGGTTCGCGGACAAATTCAATACTATTGAAAAGGCCCTTGTTCCGAAAACGGTTCCTGGACCGGAGTTCAGGCGCAAATCCCCCGCGTCAACCCCACCATCATCCGGAACTCCACAGAAAGAACCTCGTGCCGGAGACTGGCTGTTTCCCTCGTCTCACCCGCGTGGGATTCCCGATTCTATTATAAATTCTGATGATATTGATGCTGCAATCAGAAAATCCCCGGCAAAACCACGACCATCAGGGAAATGTCGCGGGGTTGACCTGTGTCAGCCGACGATGTCAAAGTTTGAGTCATGGTTTAATGGTATTAAGATACAGGTCACACAGTATGGTGACAGTGGTGCAAAGAAGAGCCGCCGGGCGGCTGTTGCTGCAGAAGAAGAAGGTGCTCCAACCGAACCGGATTATGAGAAACTGTTCCGTGAACTGTATCTGAGTGAACTCCCCCATCCGAAAGGCTGGCAGCGGATCGCAGAACGGCTGCCTATCATAGGGCTCCCCATCCAGATGAAACGAAAAGAGCGGCAGTATTCAGAGCGGGTACTTGAAGCAGAACGGAGCGGGATGGACTGGGAATCTGCCGCACCAAAAGGATACTGGAAACTGCTTGAGAAGGAGGACCAGGCACGGAAGAACTATCTCAGGTCTATCCGTGGTGCAACCACGTCATACCTCATTGCAGCCCACGTCATGCGTATATTCGGGCAGACATCAAAGGTCTATAACAAGACCCATGAAGCAATCGGCAAAGGAATCGGATACATTTCAGACATGTTCCTGATGCCGATCATTCCCTATATAGGTCCTGTTGTAAAAGGACTGGTAAACATCGGAAACATCGTCCGCCAGTTCCCCCCTATATTTGCAATCGGTGCACTGGTTATTGGAAAAACCATTTATGAGACATATCAGTGGCTCAAGGCAATGGGAAAGATCCCGGAGTCTATAAGGCATATGACCAGTGCCATTAACGATTTTGTCAATGTAATGAAAGAGCGGGTCGTTCCGCCAAAGCCACCAACGCCCGCTCCTCTTGCAACAACAGAAGAGTCAGAACCCACAATGGCATACAGGGGGAGGATGCTTCGCAGAGGAACCCTTCTTGCATCAGGTGAGAAGCCGGAACCGGATTTCTATGTGAACATTGAAGGAACAGCCGTCCCTGTAAAAGCAGGGGAGACCACAGTTACAAAACCGGCCAGACGGTTCAGCCGGGGAGGTGTGGTTCCCGGAGTAGGGAATACCGATTCTGTTCTTGCCATGCTCACTCCAGGGGAGGTTGTCATATCAAAACGCGATATTCCCCATTATGCTGACGGTGGTATAATCGGAGGGGCGGGTGGTGTCATCGGGAACATCATGAGCATGTATGGTACCATCATGTCCACAGACATCGCCCAGAGCATCGTAGGGGGCCTTGGAATGGTCTCAAAGATGGTGGGGGCTATGATAGCCCCACTTGCACCTGCACTTGCAATAGGGGCCGTTGCAGGACGCGGTATTGAGATGCTCAGGCGGACCATTGAACGTGGGAACCAGATGGTCAGTGGGGTGTCTGAAGGAGGGTTCAGGGCACTCCGGACCGTTGCAACTGCACAACTGCTTGGACTTGTGGGTGGACTTGCTCCGCTTATCCCGATTGGTGTTGCTGTAGCAGGGATATATGCATGGACCCAGGGGTTTGGTGCTGTTGCACAGGGACTTATGAACACAATCAGGGGGATTCTTGATGCCGGAAAGGGACTTCTTCAGAAAGCAATTGACACCCTGAAAGGGATGTGGGACTGGTTCAAAGACCTGTTCAAACCAAAAGAGGCTGCAGCAGAACCGGGGAAACCAAAGGAAGGAGACCGGCTCCGGGATGACAAACTCATTGAGAGTGAGAAGGAACGCCGGGCACGGGCACGTGACAGATACCGGGAGATGATGGATAAAGGCAGGGAAGAGATCAGACCGGAAGAGTTGAAACGCGAGTCCGGATTAAAAGAAGAAGAACGGCTCCGTGCAGAAAAACCAAAATCCCTTCCTGAGCGCATCATCGGATACGGAAAGGAACTAATGAAAGGGGTCCCTGGAATGACCCTTCTTGGAGGCGTCCTTGGGGGAATGGAATCCGGGGACCCGCTTGAGATAGCAAAGTCAGCTGCACTTGCGGGTGCAGCCCAGATGGGGTTCAATGTTATTGCAGCAAGTGCTCCATATACCGCCCAGTTTCTGGGCGGGTTTGTTGCACCGGATTTCGGGCAGGCCGTCGGGCATGCGGTTACAAGAGGAAAGGGACCGTTGTCACCGGCGAACTATATCCCCGGACTCCGTGATAATGAAATGGTTGAGGGCGGTATAAGAGTAGGGGTTTCTACAGCGTTGTCTGCCGGGATGGGACCGCTTGGTATGGCCGGTGCTGCTGTATCTGATATAGTCGGGGGAATTCCTGGCATTATGAAATACATAGAATCGGGGGAGATCCCGGGGCTTGCCGGGGAAGTCATAAAATCCCACGAGATTGCAAACCGTCCGCTTGAAGGAAAATACGGGTTGTTTGGAGAAGTGTTCAAAGGAACATACAACTGGTTGCAGGGCCGCGAGATACAGCGGCTTGAGGCAGAACCAACAAAACCGCAGGATACAGCGATTCTAAACAAACTCACATCAATAGACGAAAAGTTAAAGCAACCAACAATAAATCAGATATCAGTTGAAATGTCTAACTCTGACCCATATGCATTGTTCCAGCAGTTTGTGCAATGGCTTACGACAATGGGTAAAACAAGCGGTGTGCAGGTGAGTTACTGATGCCGGGAGGATGGTATGAATACACATGGCAGAGTGGGAAATATCCTGCATCAAAAGAAGGGACGCTTGCACTTGGGTTTGTCCCTGCAAATGGGGTGAGCGACCCTGAAGTAAGGGGGCAGTTCAAAGTTGCAGGGGTAAATGATTACACCTTTGAAGCGATAGACCTCACTGAAACAGAGCAGTCATCAGACACGTCGTGCATTTATCGCGGGGGTATCCAGTCTGTTGACAAGGGGTTTACTGCATCCCCCATACTCATCCCACTGCCTGAAGAACTGCAGATAGGATGGGATATTGGGTTTGTTGAATCCGGAACCATCACCATAGCAGGAGTGTGGTTTGACGGGCTTGGAATGGTAACCATGTCAACTGGAACACAGGGGCAGACAAAACAGACCTATAGCAGGGATATTATTATAGAGGATTTGAGAACAACAAAATCCCTTATTAAGGAGGAATGCAGGCAGTCTCCGCTAATTCTTCTGTTATCGTCCCGTGCATATCCGGTGCTTATAACCGGGTATTCATCAAATATCATCGGAGGTCAGGGAAACACCATATCAATCCGCCTTGGGCTTGCAATATGCCAGTTAAAAGGGCATTATAAATTGTAATTCTTTTTTTATACCAAATGCCATTATTATTATGGCGTTCTTTAAAAACTACTCTTTTGAATATAACGCAAAAGCAGTTGATATATTTAAATCGACTGTGGTTGTGGAGAAACAGGCAGATCTCGACCTGTTTAAGGAGGGGTGTAAAATTGATATTGGACAGGCTGGATTTTACGGGATCATCACAGAATCAAAAATCGCCGGAGACCGGCTTACCCTTACCATTACCGCAGAGTCATATGCCAGGGAACTGAGAAACAATATTGTCAAAATGCCGAGTGAATTCAGGCAGGTCAACGCAATATCCCTTATCAAAGACTATCTCATTCCCGATGGGTGGACGTTTGAATATCCACCTGATTTTGATACATCCCCCCGGTACATCTCATACATCCTGCGAAACGGCACCTATATCTCACACATCACCACAATATGCAATATTCTCGGGCTTGATTTCACTGTTTTCTGTGGGTATGACAACGGGAATTACATAAAGACGGTAAAGGCATTTTACAGAGACACGTTTACAAATCTCCCATACCAGAGTGAGGCAGACATTCTCCCGTGCAAATCGCTCACTGAATGGAAAGACTTTGCAAACTTCAATGTTACCATAGATTACGGAAAACTCGCCACATCCATAACAGTATTCGGGGCAGAATCGGAACTTGGAATCAAGCAGGTGCAGATGGACGCCGAAATAGGAGACTGGAATGCTGCACCAAGAGTCATTGAAATGAAAGATACCCAGTTAAAACGCCCGGAAATGTCACCTGATTCATTATATTATTACTATTTTCCCGCATCCCCCACAAACTATCTGTTGGATCTTCCTACTCCAAACACTACAGTATACATAAACAAAGAAAAACTCAAAATATCCGGAGTATACTTTCTCCCTGGCATCCACGTAGCAAGTTGGGAAAACGGCGATCTTGATGATACAACAGTTGTACCATATTTCCAGTCGGTTCAGAATTATAATACCACCGGGGTTATTGTTGCATCGTTGTACCAAAGGCCGGTTCATTGGATAGAATCGGTGCAGACTGCAACGTACACCAGCAACCGGAACATCAATGCATACGGCACAGAGCCGGAGACATCTGCAATTTATGATGATGTCTTATACGGGGAATGCAAAATATCCGTTTCATCGTATCTTACATTTGAAAAGAACCTTGTTGCAGAGAAAGGGTTTGTATGGATCGGGTCTGAACGCATTTACTACCGGGTATGCTCCTATGTCACAGACAACGAACCATATCATTACTACCTGCAGGATATTGTACGAGGGGTTCCTGCATGTGCATGTGCGTCGTGTCAGCATGCTGGCACCAGAATCGGAAAGATCGGGTGGACTACCGGATGCCCGTTCGGAGGGTGTGATGCAAATGAAAAAATAACCGACTTTTGCGAACTCGCAAAGGACATGGTATCAAACGGGGTTGCGTTCAAACACAGTGATCTGATTACATCAGACGGAACTGCATGCCCGGTGTGTTTTGACAGCACGTCCCCATGCCCGGTTCTTGCATGTAAAAACATCAAGAATGATATGCAGTTTTCAGAGATATGCCCAAAGGGGCTTACCCCAGACAAGATCCCCTGGACAGAGAAATACCCTCACCACAAGCATGCAATCGTGTTCCCCGAGACGTATTATTACATGGATCAGACCGGGGAACATTATGAGGATGTTGCACGTGATTCCCCGTATTACAAGTACGGATATATCCCCGCCCAGGTTGTTGTGAAAGGTGTTGCTGATATCGATACCCTTGACAAGGTTGCTGAAGGTCATATGCGACTGTCCGCACTTCCTGTTACCGGGAACCTTACATATTTCAGTTACGACCCGTGGAAAGTGCCGGATGGATTGTACCCAGGCGACATCATCTACATACAGGTTGCAACAAAGGGTAGATTTGATACAACTGTTGCAACATGGTATCCAACCCACTGGTTTGATTATGCATCCACAAACACATCTCCGCAACCGGAATCCGAATGGGTTCAGATTCCAAAAAATACTCCTTCCGGTCAGCCAAAACACTGGTATAAGATAAAGCAGAAGTTTGTTATTCAAAAAACCGTGAAACCCCAGCGGGGAGCGCCGGATATATACTTTGGAACCCCGGGAACATCCTTTAATGACATTCTCGAATTCGTGCGTGACACCAAGGATGTCACCAGTCAGCGGCACAGAAACCAGGAGTTGTCACGTGTGATTATAACAAGTGAAACTGGGGTTGCAGCAAAAGTCCAAAACATAAGAACCGGGGCAAAGACTTGGGTGAGGATGATTCGATAATGGATACAAGCCAGTTCCAGTTTGATTCAAATATCAAAATAGGGATGCAGTCCGGGGCACCAGAACTTGCATCCATGCTTGCATTTGATTCGTTTAACGGCGGGAATTATGGGATTCAATGCGGAACTCCGCAAATCGGGTCTTATATTGCTGTATCTGGTGGTATGAATCCTACAGGGATGTTCCCAGTAACAGAAGATAAATTAGAATTCTGGACATCGAAACAGGCGTTTCGCCATTCGTATGTCTGGGATCCTATTACTGAAGAATGGAAAGATAGAGTTGTTGATTCTGCAATTCATCTTATTAAATTGGATGAAAATGGTAGCATTCTCGATAACATTGATTTGGAACCGATTATATTCAAAATAATCAAGAACATTTCAACAGAGCGTGTAGATCCATATGAACTGAATGTTAATGCTCCGCTATGGGTAAATCGATGGTGGTATGACCGGTATTTAAATTTTGAATCCATGGTTACTGCAGCATCCCCGAATTATTTTGATATCCCCAAATCGTATGCTACCCACGTTGCATCATATGTGGGCGGTGACCGGAATGAGGCATCAAGTTATATCCGCCCAGCATCATATTCCGGGGTTCTTGGCCCGGTATATGCTGGGACTCTCGCACTTGCCGATATTACTACACAATTGCCATGGAAAAATATGGCTGGTCCTGCCGATCCTGCAAACATTGCTGTTAGAGATATCAAAGAAGACTCAAAAGGAAATCTGTGGTGTTTGCTCCAGATTGGATGGCATTATGCAGATGTATACCCAAACAAAGTTGCAAATGTCAATTATATGGGGTATGAATGCCGTATTGGCGTTCAATATGACGACACATACCCATATGGCAGCACCACTACTCCAACAGCATATCCAATATATGACCCCGGATATTTTCCCAGACAATACGTTCCCCCACATGCAGGGACATATGCAGAAACCACTGATAGAATGTATCGGTGCGGGCTTCCAAGAGCCCGGATGTTCATAATTTGTTTTAACAAGAAATCAAAATGGAAGTTATGGGATTACTTGCCATTTGTTCCTGGAACCCGTGGATTTAGAGGGAAATATTATGTAGATTCCAACACCAGGGGGCCGTGCACATATACTATTATTAATCCGCCATTAAAATTGGATGTTGATACATATGGCAATGTATATGCATGTTGTGGCACCTGGTTTGGTGTAGATAGATTCAATTCATATCCATCTAATCATTGGGAAGGGATATCATTCTCATCTCCAGAATATTTGTACTTTTACTGGAGAGAGACATCAGAAATGCCAAGCGGGTACACTCCAATTCCAGAAGGGTTGGATGTTGGAAGAATTGGTCCTTACCTGCCATCTACATATTCTTATAATACAATCTGGCGATATGACATTGATACAACCGCATACCAAGGAAAGGGAGCATCAGGAACTTATAATAAAGCATCTTGGAAATCTGCCTGGACATATACCATAGGAGGCGACCGGGCAATTTTAACTAAATATGGAAACTCTTCTGCAGCACCAACAACCGAATATTATTATTTAAATTGTCATGGAAACAGAACTCTTTCTAAAATGGAGCTTCGAATTGATACAACTTTAGATAGACCAACCCCAATATACAACGGCCCAAATACAAATACAACTGTTCAAATGCCATATAATATCAGGTCATGGAGATCTGAATGGTATCCCATGTCTGGATCCGATTCTGGTCGCGAACTTGCAATGGAAATGGATTTATTATTTGCACAATGCGATTTGTTTACCCGGAACTATTATGGTGCTTCTGGAACTGGGAATGTGCAACCAAGCCTTGCAAATATGCAAGCATTTGACCCTCAGTCATGGTGGGAATACGAAGAACCCTGGCGGAATTCAAATTTAATGAAACCGTGCCAGATACACCTTGACAGACCCGGATTCTTCCAGGCTGGCAACGCAGCTGGTGATAATCCAACCGGGTTTAATCTTGCTGAGGCTCCTACATTGTATTATCCGCATATGTATTCTGTTGGTGCAGCATATTACGAAGAAGAATTCTTTGGCAGGTCCGGGTGTGGAACTGTTTATTCAACATATGCCAGGATTCCATTATTGAAGGGGTGTGATGGTAGTGATGCCGGGTGGGATGTAATTTTGCGGCCTGCATCATGCCCCTACATAAATTCAGCAAATCATAACATAAATCCCGTAACACCTGCAATTGGAGAAGTATACTTTGAAAACTGTTCTATATCCGGATGTCTTCCGACAATGGTATCAAGACACGAAAATGAAAGTCTCATTATCGTGCCACAATATAACTTCAAATATGGGATGTTTTCTTTTACTGGTGTTACCTGGGATTCGTTCCAGCAACTTCGTACACAATATCCGCAGACTAAATATGCACAGTGGCCCTGGAGATTCCATACGTACAAAACATACCCCGAAGTTGCATCAGAAGCAGAGTTACACCAGATTGCAACAAAATCTTCCTATGTTGATTCTAGTATCACAGAACCAGGAGATTATGAACCAAAATCGGGGGAATCGATTATACGATACACATCTGAATTTGTTAATTCTGTAAAAATTGTTAAAGCTGCTGCGGATAGAGGCGACGCAGCCGCACAACAAGCATATGACCAATTTATGCAAAATCTCGCTAGTGTAAAATTTTACATTTATGAAACTCTTATGCAAGACATAAATTTTGGGTCTTTTGGAAGTTCACACAAAAAGAAAGATGTGTGTGGTATGATTACCCCAATGCCCCTGTTACATGCAACATATACATATGATGATGGAAACTGGAATTTGGAATTAATATGGGATCCTCTATGGGGTAAGAGATTGTATCTCATTACTCCCCAGACGAAGAAATTTGATAATATCTGGACCCAGGTAAAAACTCCAAGTAAAACATACTGGGAGAAATCCACTACAGTGGCATCACCAGAAAATCAAATGGTCACAAAAATAGAATGGCGGGATTTGACAAACGACCAGATACAAAAAATTAAAAAGTGGGAGATGGATGCAGATTATCTCGAATATTGCGTTGAAAAGTGGCAACAAATGACATTCGTAAACGAGTTCCCAGGGGGAGAAAGAAAAGCACCACAAATGAATTATTTTTAAATAACTTTTTCACCCGTCCATCCTTTTGGGACTTTTGGATAAACTTCTTCCAGCAATTTGTCTGGATATCGAAACTCAAAAATCTTTTTCTTCAGTTTAAAGACTTCGGTCTGAAAATGTGCACTTGATTTGACATCAATTACATGCTTCTTTCCATACGCATCAGTAACGACAAAATCACAGACATATAACATTTCGCGATGGAGTTTGAGTGGTGCGTTGCACTTTGGGCATGTCTTTGCTGAATAATACCGCTTGTAATTTGGATCTTTCTCATCCCCCGGTCTCACCCAGATGAAATCACACCCGTGTGCCTGACATTTCTTGTACTGGGGCTGGAGTTCGAACGGGATCTGCAACTCTATTTTTTGTATCTCTCCTGTCTTTAGTTTTTCAAGCAGCACGGTGTAATAGTACCCTTCCGCTTTTGATGAGAACGCCGTTCCATTCACTACAGTTTTTGTCGCGTTTTTTACACGCGTCTTTCGTTTTGAAAATGGCATGGTCACTCATATTCATTGATGTTGTCATCAACATCCTCGAAGTCATCGTCATCCTGCACGGATATCTGCATCAGCGGTTTGTAATATGTACATTTTTCAAACTCTGCCATGCACATGCCATCAGCATCCACCCTGATACCTGGAGTGTCTGCAGGGTCCATCGATCTGGCTTCGCATTCACCGACAGGGAGAACCCCCTTCCCGTCAGACAGATATGCACACGGACCATACACCTTGTTTTCAATCCTTACCGGTTCGGGCGGGGTATACTCCGTCAGCGGAGTTTCGGGCCTTACAACAATGTTTGCTTTTATTTTGGCTTTTATCTTCGGGACTTCAACCACCACTTTTTTCGGGGTCCCGAATGTATTCACAATCCATGATTCAATCTTTTCTGCCATGCTCCTACTTACTGACAGGATATCAGGCCCCTCTGTTTCGAGATGTGGGTCGGAGCATGTTGCTTTCCATGTTGTTCCGTTTGTAGTTTCCACTACATATGCAATTTCCATAGGTATCACTTATACTAAAATTATAAAAAGTTACTCGGTTGAGAGCCTGAATTCCGCTCTCATCCAGTTAAGATTTGCAGGTTTTCCGAGATACGCGCTGACTGCCGATTTAATCGTTGTTATGCAGTCATCAAGCGATGTTCCCTCTGCTGACAGACCGATATCAGCTGCATACGCCCGGTATCCCTGGACAGCCGTCCCGTCGGGCGATGCGACTTCCACCATTTCCACACGTACATGTACCGTAGACATATGTATCACTTCATTCCCGCGGGTATTTAAATCACCCGCGGGTTGCGGACTTTGTCCGCCCACGCTTCCTTGCCGGCACATCATCATCGCATCTATAGGCCTCTTCTATTTCAGTGTTTGTTGGTGGGGCATGTGATGTATGCCCATTGCACGATCCTCCAATACAGACCCCTTCACGTGCGTCTGGTGACAACATGGCGATCAGTCGTGCCAGGTTTGCATTGACTTCGATTAGTTCCAGGAAGATGAGGTGGTCAAACATCTGTTCGGTATACAGGTGGGATTTATAGGGAGATTCGAGAAGTGCTTCCTCGATTGCTACCCGTTCAATACGTGCTGCGTTGTCAACTGCGTTCATCGCAGCAAGGTCTTTGATTCTGGTCTTAATCTGGTCAAATTCTGTTTCATCCATGTGTTTCACCATTTACTGCTCTTCCCTTGCATCCATGTACATCTTCAGACATTTCCATGAACAAAAGTACATGTCGCGCCATGATATCGGTTCCCCCGTTATTGCCCCGTCACATTCCTGGCATGCATAGAACCCAAATTGTCGAGTCTCGCACACATCTTGTTCATGGGTAATTAGGTATTTCTTATACTCACCCTGTTCAATATAGGGGGTGACTTTTGTCATCTCCCCTAATTTCTTGTTTTTACTTGTCATCCATTCTTCTTGCATGTTGCCTCACCACATTCGCAATATATCATAGTTGGCCTTTGGTGTTAATGTTTTCAGTGTTTCCGGATCAAATCTCGGGAGTGGGCAGTACCTGGCATGTCGTATATCAGCATGGCTGATTGTGCACCGGTATCCGTTAAGAAACTGGCACGGGCGTTTGAATCCGGCGTTTTTGCAGTATACAACCGCATACTGAGGTGTCGGGAACCATACATAACACGGGTCCAGATCAATAGGGACATCATCCCGTTCCATCGGACACCCGAGCATCATGAACACCGGCTGCATGGTCACATCACATACCCAGCCGTCCACGAAATCATGAAAAAGATTGAAGCATTGGGCGCAGTTTTCAACTTTCAAGTTAACACCCGCCTAAAATCGGAAAATAAGCCCAATTCACAGCGTGAATTTTCAGAAGTGCTGATTAATGATCTTAGATCATTAATATAATAATAATAGATCTTTGCCCTGCTTAGGAGTTCCCCCTTCGGGGGTTTGTTGTTTGTCCGGGCTTGCCCGTACTCCCCTGAGGATCCAAGTACATTGTACATAATCATTCAAATGATTTAATCATTATGATCATTAAATGCGGCGCGTAAAACATTTTTTACATTATGTAAAATAAACTTTACATGTCAGACACCCGTCAGACACATGTCAGACAATGTAAAGTATGTTTTACATTTTGTAAAGGTACCTTTACATTTTGTAACGTTTCTTTAACCTTTTGATTTTTGATGAATAGTCCTCCTTACGTGCCGCATTTATTATTTCGGCTTTTTTTATTTTTTGTTTCATCTTCGTTTCAGACTGTGGTTTATACCGTTTTGGTGGTTTTGGGTCAGGATATGGGTCAGCCAGAGGGCATGATTCGAGTGAGTTGATGCGCAGTGCACATTCAGCACACACATCAACGATCAGGACGCCATACAACACCCGGCGAACAAACCTGTCACACCCAGCGGCGGCGCAAGCCTGTGCTGTTGGTTTAATATGCATTCAGTCCCATCTCTTTCCACAATTCGCGGGTAAGGTATGCTGCTGATGATTCAGACATTCCTTTCTGCATTGCATAATCTTTTAGTTCCTTTTTTGACGGCCATTTTTCGAACTGTTCAAAGAATTCAGACCGCAACTTCTTGAGTTCTGCCATTCCTTCCCGTGCTGATGATGACATCCCTCCGGTTATCTTATCCACATCAATGGACCCGGTCCCCGGGTCTGTTGCAGTCATTCTCATTGCCTGTTCGTATATCCATATGGCACGGCTGACATCAACCGGCTCAACATATTTTGACAGCCGTGTCTTTGCACTGGCTTCTGACATCCTGATGATATCCTCAATCTGCCTGGGTGTTATAGGGATAGTCGATTCTCCGTTTGAATGTCTTATTTTAACATAATACTCCTCATACATCCGTGCTGCTTCATCTGTTATCTCCGGCTCACAGGACTGTTTTGCATGTGCAATGTATTTCCGGAGGGTCTCAATCGGAATTGGTTTTTCATGAGTCACTCCCCGGTGGGAGTTGATGATGTGCTTTGCAATCTCCCGGTCTTTTGTTTTGTCCGGCTCGTCAATCATGAGGAATATGAGACCGAACCGTGAGAGAAGAGATGGTGCGAACGCAACCTGGGATGCAAGGTCCTGGTATTTGTCAAATCGTGAACGTTTCGGGTTTGCTGCAGCAAGACAGGATTCACGTGTTGCAAGGTCTGCACTAATACCTGCTTTGTTGATATGGAGAATCTGTTCCTCAAGAATTTCATGGAGAGATGATACTGCCTCCTTGTCGACTTTGTCAAGCTCATCTATGATGAGCATGCCTTTGTCTGCTAATACGGCAGCACCAGCCTCAATCTCCCATCCCCCGTCTGATGCCTTTGTGGCTGCCGCTGTGAGTCCAGCAGCTGATGTAGCCTTGCCAGATGCATAAATACCTCTGGGGCATAGGTTGTAGGCAGAGCGGAGAATTTTTGACTTAGCAACGGATGGATCTCCACATAACAGGATGTGGAAATCCGGCCTAAAGCGATCTCCATCCGCGGTGATTTTCTCGCACCCTCCAAGAAGCTGCAGTAATATCGCTTGTTTGACTGCTTCCCATCCTTTGACCACTGATCCGATAGATGACCATAACATATCATATATATCTGGATTTTTTGCAAGTTCTTCGAATTCACGAATTTCATCCTCTGTGATTTCAATTTTGCTGAAGTCTTTGTTTGTTATCTCAATGGATTTTGCATCCAGATAGGTATCTAATGTGGCCGACTGTTTTTTCTGCTGGCCTCTATAGATACCGTTGATAACTATGATGTTTCCTGGCTGGACTTTACCACATAAATCGTCCAGGAGTTTGACTGTGAGAACCTCTGGTTTTGAACTTCCTCCGTCTTCGGCAGGGTCCTGGACCTGGATGATCTGGTAGTCTTTTTTGATTGATGATCTGAGCAGGAACCTCCATGATTTACCACCACAGAGACATTTTTCAGACGGAGGAACGACTTCATCCTCTTCCACAGGGACATATGTGATCTTTTCCTTGCAGGCGTTGCATTTGAATGCTGCATGCACAAGTCTTGGTTTTACACTGTTTATTTTCTTTACGACAACTCTCATGGATGTGAATTTTTCCAGGTGCTTTGAGTTCAGGTCTTTTACTTTGATTCTTTGTGGGAACCCGATGAATCTGATTGAAATTGTGTGTTTTGACCCATTCCACCCCGGGATGTATTTTCCTTCCATCAGCGCTGAATATAATGCATTTTCAGCGAGTATCGGGTCTTTTACAATTTCATCAAATAATTCCTTCTGTGTGTTATTGATGTTGATTGTTATACTTGATTTCTTTGGGTATTCTGCTTTCAATACAATGATTTCGCCTTTGTGTGCGGTGTCCAGGTTTTCTTTCCATAACTTCACAATATTTGTCATGATGTTCACCTTCAGATGATGTCAATTGCTATCAGTTCTGCTGTGAGCATTTCATCATAGCATTCTATGCATACTTTTGGCTCTTCTGATTCCATGTCATTGGCAAATTTCTCTCCGCATATTCTGCATTTGAACATAATTTCACCCCCTGTTTACAGGGAAATCGCGTTTTGATCTGATTGAAAAATGATATCCGGTTCTGACAGGGATATCATATCACTGAAATAAAAAAATAAAAATTATGATTGCAGTAGTTGTTCTGCTACTGTTTTGACAAGAACCGGATCGAGTCCGTTCTTTACGATGATTGCTGCTGCTAGAAGTGCTGCACCATCAATTGTTTTCTTTGTAATGGATGGTGTCTGGAATGATGTTGGTGCAGATGCAGGTTTTGGAAATGCTGGCTTGTCTCCACCAATTGGAACTCCTGCTTTTTTGATAAATGTAACAGTTGGAGTTCCATTTATTTCTTTTACTGTTAATTCTACTTCCATTCCTGGTTGGAAGTTGTTTAGAAATCTCTTTACATTGTCTGCAACCCAGTATGCCTGGTCATTGAATGCGACAACGTCTTCTCCAACTGACTGAAGTGTTACTTTTGCCATATAATCACCTTTTCTTTTGTTTTATGTTCATAAATACGTTACTATGCCCAGAAAACCTTGCCAATCTGCCAAAGCATCCAGGCAATTGCTGCAAAAATAAGAATTTGTTTTATTATTTCGGTTTCTCCCATATTGGTAATTCGGGATCCAGCCCTGCGTATCTGCTCCATCCATAGCAGTACTGGCAGGAGATGCATTTCCCGTTACATTTGATGTATGGTTTTTTTGGCGGCTCGTTTGATACCAAAAAAGTTGGGAATTCTTCAGATTTTATCTCATTGCTGAGATAATCTCCTGATATGATTATCTGAAGATTCTCTGGTATTTTCCATCTGGATGGTTTTATGATATCTTCATATCGTTTTGTCCAGATGGTGAACTTTTTCCCTGGGTTTAATGTTGCAAGTAATACAACGTTTCTCCAGTGGTGTTCGTTTATTAACTCGCCGAATGCCTGTATTCTGTGGCTTCCTAGTGGAGCCCATGAGAGCAACTCTTCTGGGATTGGCTTGCTTAGTATTTCTGCATTTCTTTGGTATGCTCTGTGCACATTGGGTCTTACCATTACCAGCCTTTTTGCGTAGCAATGGTTTGTGAATGTGCATTTTTTCATGCAGAATTCGTTGGCAAGTGGGGATGTGTTTCCCCAACTCCACATACCACTCATTTTTCCTCCTTTGGACATTGGATGTTGTGTCCAAAGTGTGAGCGGGGTTAGTTCTGTCATTTATGCTACCTGTGCTGTTTGTTTTATTCTATCGATTGTGTGTTCATATGACTCATTTAAGAGTTTGTTTCCAGCATTTTGGATTGATTCATACAGTCCTGGTGATAGTTGCCCCCATGTGGCGTATTCTGTCAAACAGTTGTATAACTCGTATCTGGAACAATTTTCGAGATTGATGGTTCCTCTGTTTAGTGCTTGTTTTATTTGTTTTTCGCTGATTCCATAACTTGCAATAGTTAATTCAAGTTCTTTTTCTGAACTGAATCTAAAGAATTCTCCGTTTGCACGGTTGAACATTTCCAGGAATACTCCTTTTACTTTGATGGTGTCCTGTAATAGTCCTTGCATTTTGATTGCAAGTCTTCTTGCTGCATCTCCAACATGGGACACGTTTATTGTGTCCATGAGTCCTTGGAGTTTAGGAGTCTGGTTAAAGATACATCCATTGCTACAGATGCTTCTTACTGCGTATGGAAAGATGTTTAGCCCATGATATGCATATCCTGAACGAACAGAGTATCCGAGGTTGATATCTGAACCTGTTGGATCCTGGATTTTCAGGTTTTCGAATATCATGTCCATCCATGCAACTTTGCCATAATCATTGATTCTTCCTTGCATGGTTATTCCTGCTTTATTCAGGGTATCAATGACTTGGATAAATGCATCCTGGTGCTGGATGAGGTCATAGTTTGGTCCAACTGAATTGACTTCCTTTCCCTGGCATATTATAGAAAACCATTTGCTCTGGTCGTAATACGTTCTTTGGTCTTTATCTGTGTGCTGTTTGTAAAGAGGCACTTTTATTGCTGTTGTGAGTTCATTAAAACGAGTTGTTTCGATGAGTTCATCCATGGGGATGAATTCTTTTTCCCGTGGATTGTATGCATTTGCTGTGAATTTAGCCATTTATGCCACCTCTATGATGGGTTATGGGATTGAAATGGGGTGTTTGGATTCAAAGAATTGCATTTTTTCCATGCGGGTTCTGTAATCTGTATCTCGGCAATACTGTAAGTATTTCTCACAAGTTTCTTTGTATTGTTCTTCGGTTATACCGAATTTTTCACAATACAATTCCTGCTCCCATAATGAGAGGTCTTTCCAGTATTGCCGGAGTTGATTGTTATATTTTATCCCGGCGTCTTTGTCTTTCGGGACTACTGCCTTGATTTCAAGTTCCCAGTAGTCGTCCGAATTTCGCTTGACTTCAGCATCAGTGATGAACACTGATTTCTCTTTTGCGATTGCTGCAATGGCAACTCCCATTGCTTTAATGAGTTCAAACTTGTATTCGTCGTTCTGTTCTGGGCGTTCTGGGCTGATTGGTTCTGGTCTTACCATTTATTCCACTTCCTTTGTGAATTTGCCATTTGGTGCCCGGGTTGGCTTCCTGGTTTTCTTTTCAACTGGCTGCTTTTCGATGATTAGCGCCGATAATTCTGTTGAACTGAATACCCCGATTGGTGCGATTGAGAACAGGTATACTTCGAGGGCGTTTTGTGCTGCCACAGCATTTACAAGGATGCTCGTGAGCGTGAAGAAGCCCATTATGAGCAGCGTTTCCCGGCTTGGTTTGCCGATTTTTGAGAAGTATACCCGTACGAACATGGCGAGCGCCATGCTTCCATCAATTGCAACTGGGAAGAGCTCCGCAGCAGGTATCTGATGCATCATTGCAACTTCATACATTGTTCCGTATGATACAGCCATACAGATGAGTGTCATTAATACTGTCCCCGAAAGTGCTAGTTTATACTGGAGTTTCATTTTTTTCCTCCGGGTCGAATGTTGAATACCCTATGTCTTTTAGTATTTCCAGAATACAGAGATTGTATTCCAGGATTTTCCAGTTCCATGGGCAATTTTTACATTCTTGTTCTTCGCATTCCCAGTCTGCTGTCATGTCACATACTGCGTGTAGCAGCATGTATTCGTCCATTTTTTTTCCTTTTTTTGAATGTGGTTGGACATTGTATAACATTATATCACCAGATTTGGGCTGTAATGTAACATTTGCCCGTCTTTCCATACAAGGTCGTCCCAGAATGACCCGTTTTCGTCTTCTGATTCTTCGGGATGCATAATATCCCACATTGTTAGAAATTCAATTGCTTTCATGTTTTATCACTCTGCGATATCCGCAATTTTTGCATTTGTAGACTTTTACCTGTTCCCGGCTTAAGTCTTCAAACGATACTGTTCTGTAAGTCATTTTTGTGAAACACCAGTCACAGTATACTGCCTTCACGATCCCACCATAAGAACTGTTCATATCTCTCGATGGAATCTGGTAATTCCACCTTCTTTTTTTCTTTATCTATTCTTAGGATTTCTCCGTTCCAATACCACTCTTCATCCTGGATTTGCATAATTACCTCCTTTGAGCCAGGGCAGGGACGTGTACGGTGATAGGTGCATCCTGGCTCAATATAATAAAAAAGAATTAATCAGGGTAAGGAATCAATATTTATTTTAACAAAAAAATACATTGAATTCACAGTGTGAATTTGGGTATACATGCAGTGGAAATGTATGTATATATACCTTGATTTCAACTGGAGAATTATGAATGTATTTAATTAAAATAAAATATTGATTTTATTGATTATTTATTCAAAAATAGATGATAATTATTGTTTATTATCATCATCCCCCCTCCGTGATATTTATATGATGATTATTGAATGTATCAGTCATCAAAATTCACTGATCCATCATTGATCCACCACTAATCACCATTCATCATCACAATAGTACTTAGATCATTAATTATGATTCAAAGTATTTAATAATTGCTGCGGCACCTATGATGGATTGCAACAATTATTATTGGGGGGGTATGGAGATGGAGATACTGCCCCGGAATGATAAAAAAAAGAATAGATTAGTCGTCATCGGCTCCGTGCTTCTCCAGACTATTCTTCCGAAAGTCCGAAGACTGAATCCTGACATGCCTGGCACATGCCACTGATGCTATACTCACGCTTGGATAACTCATCTCTGAACTCTCCTACTGGCTTGCCACAACATGGGCAGAGGTGTTGTTTGACTCGCTGTGCTGCCTTGGGCATTGCTCTGAATGCTGGCTTGTTAAGATCTGGCATTGCTGTCATGCTGATCACCAGTGCTTGAATGAATAAATCGTGGTGCCCAGACGCTGGTGGCACGTGCACCTCCAGCACAAAGCATCACGACAGCGTCAAAGGGAAGGGGCTGAGCCCTTCACACAAAAATTTTCAAAAAAATCGATCATAAATACAAATGAATACACATAAATACATAGAAGTTGAATGATTATGTATGCAAGTGAATTTGCATGAAGAGACGTATCGTCGTGGAGAGAAGTTGAAACGTCCGCGTGAATCATGGAGTGCATTGTTTGAGCGGCTGATGGATGTATATGATGATTATGTCCGGGAGACGAATGATGGCCGGTGACCATGGTGGGTATCGTGTATTGGAGGGTTCGAAACCTGGTCCCTGGTGTCCTGCGTATAACAGGCACAGGAACAGGGACATCTGTTCGGAGAAGCGGTGCCGGTATTACCAGAACCACCGGGTCTCCCCAGTCACAACGGAGGGCAATGCTGGTGAGGCGTTTGATGAGAGTCTGAATGCGAGGAGTATCAAGGTCCCGAAGGTATGGTTTGGGAAGGAGTTGTTTGAGTTTTTTGAGGAATGTGAGTGGCATTGCGTGCGGTATGACAATCCGAGCAAGTATGTGACGTTGCCGTGGGAGGGGATAGATTGAATGTTTTCGATGATGACTTTGAGTTTGATGGTATTTCTCATGTATCTGGTGTTTTTTCGGAGAAGTTTGTCGGCACGTGTTTGTCCGGGTGTCCTGTTGCTGTGGACCAGACGTATCGTGCGAGAGCGTTTTTGAAGTTTGCGAATGAGTTGTATAAGCGTCACAAAGGTGATTTTAAACGCGGGTCCCATGTTGATGTCCGGGTTCAGATGGTTGAGCATCCCCGGGTAGGTCCGATACTGGTTGTGAAGATAGGTGAGTTGGTATACGGGCTGTGTCCTACGAGAGAGGAGTAATGCATGACGTATAACGGGTTTCGTTCCGATGTTCTGACTATAAAGTCGCGGTTATATGAAGCAACCGCGGAAGAGACTGACGTTTTGCGTGCGGTGTATGAGCGGTTTCGCGGGGGTCTGTTTACGGCATCTGATTTTGATGATGTGTGTACTGCGAAGGGGTTTTGTGTCCGTCGTGCCCGGTATATCGGGTATATGGTGAAGGTTGGTTCACGGACGGGGAAACCGGCGAAACAGATGTGGCGGTTGTCACAGGAATTGCTGTATAGGTTTTATGAGGAGACGATCATCCAGTTTGAACCGTATCGGCGTGACACTCACCAGAACACCCGGTATCAGGTAAACCGTCGGTATCTTGTTCAGTTAGGGATGACGCTTGACCGTGAATGGTGTTATTGCCGGGTTACGAAAGGGTCCCAGTTTGATTATGTGATGTGCCGCGTGTCTCACCTGAAACGGCGGAGCCCGTTGTGCCCGGTGTATAAGGTTGATTTTAAGAAGTGTGAGGAATGGCTTGACAGGAACATTGATGCTCTGGTATCAGGGGCATTTTTCCGGGTGTGATGTATGGGATACCCTGTTGACGGAGTTCCGAGACCTGGTCTTGAGGTTCCTGGTATGGTGTGTCCGTCGTGCAAACGGCACGGGGTTCACTGGATAGCGGGTGAGGTGTTGTCTTTGAACGCACCGAGACCTCATTTCAGGTGTAACTCATGCAGTTACACGTTTGCCGGGGCGTATCCGGTTGCGTCCCGTGAATATGCGTCGCGTATAAGGCGTGAAAATCCTTCGTGTGTGTGGAGAAATGGTTGATATGGATTTGTTTCAGTTTGCATGTGATTATGGTGCGAATGTGTATCCCGAGGTGCTCGGGTATTATTACATTGATGATTTTATGAAAAATACGTGTCTTGTTGGCCATATAAACAATTTTGATATGGTTTTCATAGAATCTGACTTTGCAGAACCGATACCGGGGTGTGATTCGATTCAGTTTATGACATCTGCAGAACACCCGGAGACGTATATGTGGCTTCGCCAGGATTTCAGGAAGATCGTGCAGCTTCCGCACTCGGAGTACACGGAGGTTCCGACAGTAGGGTTTGTTGGCAGGGTCCCGATATTTGATCTGCCTGCAAAAGACGGTGAAGGAACGGTAAAAGCGATTCACCGTGGGTTTGAACCCCGTCTTGAGGCTCTTGAACGACTGAACCGGTCAAATGAGATATGCTGTGATTTTCATGTTCGGATGGCACCTGAAGGCGATTCCGCCGGGTTTTTTAACGAGTCCCACCCGGATTACAGGAGACACGGTCCGCTGTTCAGGTCAAATATGCTGGCAAACCAGTACCAGGTATGTGCACGGGGGAACGCAAACTGGTCACTCCGGTTCTTCGAGACGCTTGCGTCAGGGCGGATACCGGTGTATATTGAATCCGGCGGCATGACGCCGGCAGACTGGTATTACGGGAAACTCCAGGATCGGTTGGATGAAATTCCGTTTGTGTATGTGAAAAACATCTGTAATATCGAACGGGACATCATGAAATTTCATGGCAGCATTGATGATATCGGCGAGATTCAGGATATGTGCAGGGAGTGGTATGTAGATTATTACAGCCACGAGGCTCAAATTTCAGCGTTTCTGGAGGTGTTCGGATGACCCGCGGGATGTGTGACTACTGCAACCGGCCGTTCCAGGACTGGGATGACATTTTCACTGTAACGAGCTTCAAGGCATCTACAGTCGTGGGAGGTGCTGTAAGGCTGGTGGATATGGAGGAGTCTGAGTTTTGCGATTCCAGGTGCTTCTATAATGCTCTCATGGAATGTCTGGAGTGTGAGTGGTAATGGGGGATGACAGTGCGCTTGAGCAGTTCAATTCGATCCTGCTTGATATCCGCCGGGCTGCTGCCCCGGTGCAGTCATTTGAAGAGGCAAAACATGCGGTGAATGTCATCCGTGAGTTGCATTTCAGGCTGCTTGGTGTCGATTTCATTGAAAAGCATAAAAGAAAGGTGCTTGGAGAGATTGGAACGGATTTAAGGCGTAAGAAGGCCAGAAAACGGGGATGACCCATCCCACCACCCCCGTTTTGCATTATGAGTTATGGTTGGTTCTCTTTTCCGAGGTATTTCAGGTTTCCTGCACATCCGACACAGAGGGAATGTTCATGCTGCTGCGGTGTCATGGTCTGATGTCCCACTCATATCACCACGGCATATAATACATTGAATTTGTAGTAAAAAAAGTTATTGAATTGATGCTAGGTATGCTTCTACATCTTTCTTCATAATCATCGTTCCGCCCCTGTGTTCGGTAAACTGATATGCTCCGTTGAAGAGGTCTTTTATTGAGGCTTCAACATCAGCAATTGCAAGTTCAATCGCTCCTTTTTCGACTCTGATGCCATCTTTTACATGTGCGATTCTTGCGACTGCTGCAATTGGCAATACGGTTTTTCTTCGTGCCATAGGTTATGTATTTTGAAATACGGTCATATATATTTATACCTGAAGGTAAATTGGTATAGTGATTGATATGAACGTGGATTTTTACCAGCAGGTTGACCGGGAACTTGCAAAAATCCCTTATTGCTCGTGCAAATGCAATTATTATATGGTATGCCCGGTGTGTGACAGATCTGACACGAATACTGCTCCGTGTGTGCTTTTACTGCTTCCCGAAGACCAGCGGCGCAGATTTGTGAATCTCTATCTCCGGGGGCGCGAGGGATTAAAAGCAGAGGCAACAGAACTGCTTTTTAACCTTGCCCGAACGCTGAACCTGAAGAATAACCCGGATGATATGATAACATACATCGAGACAATCCTGAAAATTGACCGGTCGTTTAAGGTTGATACAAAGAAGATTCAGGTGTCTGCGGACGAGGAGGTTGCACCTGCAAAAATCGATGTTTCCATTGTGAAACGTGCAGGAAAGAAGGACCCGGACGAGCGGATTGTGCGGAAACTTGAGAAAGAACTGGATGAAAACCCAGATTCGCTGTTTAATTCGCCCGTTGTCGATGAGACAAAGGCAAAACTGCGTATCGGGGATTTCAAACTCCCGAACGAAAAGAAGACGATATTCGTAAAACTTGACCCGAGCACACCGGTTGAACCGGTTGTGTGTGATATGTAGGGCTGATTTATGCTTGAAATCGGGCTGCATGAGAACCAGATGAAGGTATATAACTCGAAAGCGAGGTTTATATGCCTGAATTGCGGCCGTAGGTTTGGAAAATCGTGGTTTGGAGCCACAAAAGTGATTGTCTCGGCACTTTCAAAGCCTGGTGGGATATACTGGATTGTGGCCCCGACGTTCCCCCAGACTGACATCATGTGGCGGATGGTGCTTAAATTACTGCCAAAAAAGTATATAAAAGATATTTATCTTGGAAAATTGTGCATAGAACTGAAGAACGGGGCCACAATCTGGGCAAAATCGGCTGAAAAATACGACAACCTGCGTGGGGAAGGGCTTGACGGAGTGGTTTTGGATGAAGCTGCGATGGTTCATCCGGATGCATGGTTTAAAGTCATTCGTCCGGCACTGATGGACAAACTTGGATGGGCCCTTTTTTGTACAACTCCGCGTGGAAAGAACTGGTATTACAAGTTGTATATGAAGGGGAAGAAAGGAAGTCCGACATATAACCCAAAATGGGAGAGTTTTACCTTTTCGTCGTATGATAACCCGTTTCTGGAACGTGAGGAACTTGAAGAGATTGTTCAGGATTTGTCGGAGCTTGAGTATGAACAGGAAATTCTTGCAATATTTCTGTCAGATGGTGGAACTGTTTTTAAAAATATTGACTCTTGCGTGCGTTATAATATTTCCCCAGAGTACGTGCCGGGTAGAATCTATGTTATGGGGGTGGATCTCGGAAGACACCAGGATTTTACAGTTATCCACGTCGGGGACACTACCACAAAGGAACTGGTGTACTCAGAACGGTTCAACCGGACCGCATGGGCGTATATAAAAATGCGGGTGCGGGATGTGTATGAGCGGTACGGACGCCCGCCGGTGTTTCTGGACACTACCGGAGTGGGGGATGCAATTCAGGAAGATCTTGAGAAAGACGGGGTGAATGTTGTAAGTTATAAGTTTACGATGGAAAGCAAGAAGGAACTGGTAAAACGGCTTTCGATTGCATTTCATAACTGTGAGATTTTCATCCCGCCTGATCCCTCTCTTCGTGAGGAACTTGAATCGTTTACATATACCCAGACCGATTCGGGGAATATAAAATACGGGGCTCCGAAAGGGTTTTTTGATGATCAGGTGTGTGCTCTTATGCTCATGAATTATGGGATGAACGGTGGTGTTGCGCTCTGTCTTGGGGGATTTGAGTCAGATCTGACCCAGGAAGAGTATGACGAACAGTTCTCCGGAAAGCCGGGCGAGGTGATTTTAAAGGATGAATATGATGACGGAACTGTGTTTGACTGGCTTCGGGATGCTATGTATGATACTTCTAGTGATGCATATGCTGATGACCCGTTTGAGGATGCGTTCGGAACGGCTGAACATGAGAAAATAAGACGGTATGGAGGCGTGATAGAGGTGTAAATTACCAGGGATGCCCTGGTTCTTTGAATTCCATCCACCATTCCCGGATTTCTTTTGGAATTATCTCTTTTGGGAACGTTGCGGTTGCAAAATTTCCCATTGGCTGTCTGGTCTGATTTTCTATTGATGTGTACCGCATCCATCGTCTGAATCTGAACAGATATTTGAGGTGAATGTATGGGAACGATGTCATGATATACCGGTTTCCACCGGTGACTCCCTGGTCAAGGTCCATTCCGTTTATTGTTCTTACAAATCCTGACTCTTTTCCGAATATTTTGAGGTGCGGTTCCGGATAATACGGGTGGTTTGTGATAAGGTCCCGGATAATAAACTCGTCAAGCGATTTGTACATGTTGCATATCGGGAAATATATGCCATAGTTTGGTGGAATGTGGGGAAGTTCTTCGTTAATATACTGTATCATGGGGAGCGTTGGGAACTCGTCTATGTCAAGATGCAACACCCAGTCGCACCCGAAATCATATGCCTGTGCGAGCAGATCGTTCACTTTTTGGGCTTCAGGGATAGTTTCGGTGAAATATTCCTGTTTTTGCTGATCTATTGACAGGTTTGTCACAAATGCTGATTTATGGGTATATGCTTCGCATATTTTTGCTGATGCATCGGTTGATCCGTCATCTGCGAGAATGATGGCACGTGCATCTATAAGATTCAGCCATTTGAGCCAGTGTGGCAGGAGCACTTCCTCGTTCCAGTATTTTGCAATGATTCCAACGGAACTCATATTTAACACTGGGGTTTTGAAAGGATATAAAATCCTCTTATAAAATTCCGAAATGTTTTTTATAGTTCACACGTGTTTTTTATTAAGAGGCAGCCGATGGCAAATAGTATACCGAAGGCGTCAAAAAAAGACGAAAATATTTATAAAGAGTTGGATCGCATAAACTCCGAACAACTCACGGAGATTCTTTTAAAAGCGTTTGCTGCCCGCGAGGGGTTTACATTACCGATTCCGTCTTCAATATCCACAAATTATGAGCCTGACATTGCGGATGCCAGGAAATGGGATGAGTTTGTGGAGTGGGAACGTGCAATTCATCCGATATCGAATTATTATAATACTCTTGGTATAGCGCGGCCGTACTTTTCCAAGGCTGCGAATGACATGCTTGCAACAACCCCGTATTATGCCATTTGTGAGAAATCTATCTGTGATTATACTGCTGCACTCGAATTTGGGGTATACGATCGTGACAACAAGCACGTGCAGGATTTGGATGATTTTCTTGAGTTCCCCGGACCACAGGTATCATTTGGAGACCTGATTAAAAAGGCACTTCCTGACATCACCCGGTATGATGCCGGTGTTTTTGTAAAGACATTTAACAGAAAGGGAAAGTGTGTTGAGATTGATTCGTTTCTTGGGACTGAATTCTGGAAGGAGATCGATCGTGTCCCGGTTGGAATTAATCTTAGTAATATTCCGGTTGCTAAGCAGATTGGGTATTATTCGCACGGGCATGTACAGCGGTACTGGCAGCGGTCCAGGACCGGCGTTTACATATCTTTTGATCCGAATGAAATCGCCTATATGTCCATGTATCCTCGGAATGATACTATATACGGAACCGATTGGATCTCGTGTCTTAAAGCCCCGATACAGTATCTTATTGATTCGACTCGTGCTGCCGGGAAGACATTTCAAAATGGTGTTGTCCCCTCGCTTATTTACAAGCACCCGCAGGTTGCTGATCGGAAACAACTAATGCAACGGCTTGCTGATTTGAAACAGAACAATCAGGGGCCGCTCAGGTTTGGCGGAACCCTTCATCTGGTAAAAGACGAAGAGGTAGAGACGCTGTCCCACAAGCTGCATGATATGGAATGGCTTGAGGGACAGAAATTTATGGCCCAGTTGGTGTGGTCGATGTGGGGATTCCAGCCCCAGGAGTTTGTCGGGGAGTCGACAAACCGTGCAACCGCATATGTTTCTCGGAACATCACAAAATCAAAGATGCTGTATCCGATCATGCGGTTCCTTGAGGTTGTGTTTACCCGTGAGATTCTGCCGTATCTTGACGGGTATGAGAAGGGAATGCGGTTCAAGTTCGAGGTTGAGCAGGATCTTGATGACACCATGAAGGTTGCTGAGACCAAGCTTGCACAGTCACAGGCTGCAAAGACGATGTTTGAGATGGGGATTAAGAACCGCGATGCAGCGAGGCTTGCCGGACTTACCAAGGAGCATGATGTTGTTGAGTTTGAAGACATCACCATCCGTGACCTGAGTAAGTCGCAACAGAGTGAAGGAGGGAAACCGTCCGAACCGAACCGTGGGAGAAAGACTGAACAGTCAGGACAGGACAAGGGTCGTGGAGGAAAGGACAAAATAAAGTTTGGTGATGCAGAAGAACGAAGTGCGGGAATAAAGAAGTCGACAACGGAGATCAAACTCATTGGTGATGATGGGGCTGAGATAACCATTGTCCCGTCCGGGCCGTCTGTTACAACGAACCGGAAAGGATGTTCGACTGAGGCTGCACGGGAGATTGCAAGACAGGTCCGTGAACTGACAAAGCACCACCGGGAACGGATGAGAGACCCAACAGTCTGGGACAGGGTCATCGCCAGGGCGGTTGAGGATTTTGATTTGATTGTGTTTACAGGTGAATAAAATGGCACAGGATGATGTTATACTGATTGATAAAAATGGTGTTGTGGTTGGGACTGCTGAAAACCCGTTATACGGGATTCTGGTTGCATCACCAAAGAGGAGTGAGGAATAATGGCAGAAAAGCGGGTCATATTGATTGACAGAAATGGGAATTTTGTTGGAACTGTTGAAAATCCGTTGTATATTGTTGCAGATGGGTCTGCGGTTGGGGGTTCTGGGATATACATAAGCGACACTCCTCCGGATGACCATGAAGCATCCCCGGTATGGTTGAAAACATCAACAAATGAGATTTATTACTGGGATGCGGATTGGGTGAAAGTAAGTGGTGGTGGGAGTGGGTCGGTATATGTTGGTCCGTCTGTTCCTGCAGACCCGGTTGAGCACCCGTTGTGGATGAATAATACAAATGATAGGTTGTATTATTATGTTCCGAATTCTGGTGGTGGGGGAGAATGGAGGATGGTAAACGGGGTTGTTGCATCTGATCTGGATTTTTATTTGCATATTCCGGTAAGTGATGTTCCAAATACATATGATGTTGTTTTTTACAAAGGTGGGAATGTTACGCATACAAACGGGATTCGGACTAATTTGTACAAGCAGTTTGATCTAAGGTGGAACCAGATTAAGAATGCTGTAATAGATTGTGGGGCATTTTATGAGTGACCACGAGTATCGGGATGTTACTATTACAGTAGTGCATGCTCACCCGGATGGGTACCGGAAGATCCGGAAGATAAAATATACTTGTGATATGGGGTGTTATCTGTCGGGGAATGTTCGTAGGTTGTCTCTTGGTATTATGTCTCCGTGGAGAGGAGCATATCCGGTACGGATTGATTGTCGTGGGAAAGGGGGGTATTTTAATCCGTTTTCTCCTGGGATGATTGATCGGATTTCGTATGTTGGAGTTTCTTGTGAAAATGAGACATATGTGGTTATTTATGATTATGTAAAACCGGGATATTCTTTTTATGCACTTTCTCCTGTGGTTAGAAGTCGTGATGGGAGAGAAACAGGGCTCCCGATTCAGTATGGCGGTGTTGTTCCATATATAGGGAGTTGCAACCGCCCGTCAAATGAATCTCCCCGTCCGATTGGGTATTGTTCTGATTGCGAGAGGTATCATGGGTTTGGCATGGCAATTCCGTTTGGAGGGTCTACTCCATGCGTTGGAATCGCGATGGATTATGTGGTGTATCCTGATCTTTCCAGATGGATATGCGGGGTTGATGTTGATATCAAGACGCAGTCAAAGGTTTTGATTGGAGAAATGAAGAGGTATGGTTGGCCTGTTTCTATAAGCAAACGCAGAATTGTTGATTATAAAGATGGGGAACCGGTTTATGAAAACTATTCGATTTGCGGGCCAGGGCTTTCTTTTTGTGAGGTTTTTGCAGATATAATGGTTCAGCCGTATGTGCTTGAACCTGGGCCGTATGTTCAGGAATACGGATATGTTAAAATTCGTACGTTTGCTCCTGATGGAAGTTACGTTGAAGGTATTCGCAT